TACTGGGGGTGCTTGTTGTGGGCCGCACCGAGGTCGAGGGCGAGCAGGCCCTCACGCTTCGCCCACGCCAGCGCATTGCCTTCGACGTAGGAGTCATACAGGGCAACCGTGTCGGTTTGGATCGCCTGGTTGATCGTGGGGTCAGACTGGGTATTCCTCGAGTGGACCCGCTGGAGGTAGAGGCACTGGTCGATGAGGTGGAACGCCGTGTGCTGGAACAGCCGGCACATCAGGTCTTGGTCGTCAAGCACCGTCAGCTCAGGGTTGTACCCACCAGCTGCGTCGTAGGTGGTCTTGCGAAAGGCTCGGAGGTGGTTCGGTGCGTACCAGATGTAACTAACGTTTTGTGGATACGGCAACATTGAGTTGCACTGCAACACTGATTGGCCGTTCACCTCGACTTCGGTGTACTCCCAACCGTGGGCCGGGTTGAAACGCTGATCGTTTCGTGAACCATCTTCATTAATCTGTGCACATTGGCTATAGACGAAACCAACCGATGGGTTGGCATCAAAAGCAGCGACCACTTCAGCCAAGGCTTCTTGAGCCAACAAGTCATCGTGGTCGAGTTCCAACAAGAACTCACCACGAGTTTGCTCGCAGGCATAACGCTTTGCTGCTCCAACACCATGCAGATCGTTGTTCTGCAACACTCGAACCCGAGGATCAGCAACCGGCGGACGCCAGTTGGCTCCATTGTTCATCACAACAACCCACTCCCAATCGGAGAAGGTCTGAGCTACGAGGCTGTCAAAACATTCATTCAGGAACGTTGGACGGTGGCTCGGCGTGAAGACGCTGATGCGCGGTTCGGTGGGGCTCACTTCTTCGGACGCAGAATGGCCGGCTTAATCCAGTCCCACTCTCCTTTGGCATTCTTGACCTGGAGAGTTGCTCCTATACTGACGCTGAGTTTAATTTCCATGTTTTCCTTTCTTACTTGGAGTGGACATTGAGGGACTCGAACCCCCGACCCTCTGGATGTAAGCCAGATGCTCTAACCAACTGAGCTAAATGTCCTAAAAATTGCTACTCTTCAGGTGGAGAAAAGAGATACAATTCTTCTGTGTCATAAGCCTGTAAATCATCTGGGAATGATGAAAACTCTACTACTGCTTTACCATCAGAAGTAAAGCCAATAATCTTTCCAATTTCGATTGCTACGTAATCACCAGCTTTTAATGTCATTTGTTTGCCTTTCTTTTAGTTGACGTACGTGATCTTACCACGTTCTGCATCAGTGTCAAACTCTAGTGGGATCTCTGTGAGCAGGTCCCAGATCTGCACTGCATCGCATGGCCATGAGATATTGTACACGCCGTTTGGCCCTGCGCAACCACGGCACAGGCTAACGCTAGTGCCAGCGCCTTGTGCCTGGATCATTGGTGAGTGCTTCATTACCAGTTCGTATGGTGCATAGTTGTTCATGGTGCGACCCTACCATTCTCGTTCCATGCCTCGTATGTTACCGGCATGGCTTGTTTAAAAAACTCTTCGACAGCACGAGCATAGTCCTGAATCTCCTGTTGTGCATGCCGCTCTGCTCTAAGGCTCAAGAACGCCATCAATGACCTGGCGTTCACTGTCCAGATCCATTCAGTGTATGCGTTCACTGGCAGTACAATGCGTGCCAGCTCTGGTGCTACCCCACATGCTAGCAGAGTTTTGTAGCCCTGGAATGCACTGCTTGACGCTGAGTCAATCAGCCCTGCGATAGCAGGTTCATTCATGACTTCGTACTCGTAGGCTCCTGGCTTGCCAACACGCTTGCGGATGTGATCACGGTCAGGAACATAGTAGCCCATGTCGATCTCGGTGTAACGACCGCTCACCTCATTGAATGAGTTGCCAATACGATGACGGATCCATTCCCTGGCCACAAAGATTGGCAGGCGAACACAGAACTTGAAGTAGGTGTGTTCGAATGGTGAACCATGCCGGTTACGCATAAGGTAACCGATCAGTTTGTCATCGCCAGGTTCCATCTGTTCATGGCTGGTATGGAAAGACACGCGTGCAGCGTTAACCACGTCCAGGTCACTGGCACTGCTGTCTAACAGTGTGACGAACCCATCGTTATGTACTTTGATTGTATTTTCCATGGAGCCGAGAGTGGGATTCGAACCCACGACATCTTTATTACAAGTAAAGCACTCTGACCAACTGAGCTATCTCGGCGGGTGTACCCCTGGCACGAATCGAACGCGCAACCTAGTGGGTAGAAACCACTTGCTCTATCCATTGAGCTACAGGGGCATATTCTAGTGGGTGATGTCATGCTCCTTGTCGAACTGCTTGTGAATCTTCTGCCAGATCCGTTTACGACCCAGGTAGTAACCCAGTGTGAACACAATGATCTCTTCTATCACACTCACAATGCTTTCCGCAATCAGATGATTGGGATCGGTGAGAATGCTCCACCAGGTCTCGTGATGCATGGCTAACTCCCTGTGTCGTAGATGTTATCGCTGATCCCGTTCTGCCGCAAGATCTCGATTGCCTCATAGTAGTACGGGTTGCTCATCACACTAGCAGCCGGTGCTGCTGTCTTCAACACACTCTTCACCCACATCTTGTTAGCGTCATAGTTTACGAATGCATCGATCAGCTTGGGCTGTACCGGTACCTTGGCCAGTTCCAGGATGATCCTTGCTGCCCATCGTATATCTTTAGTTGTCATTGTTACCTCCGTACCCTGAGGGGGACTTGAACCCCCACCCCATGGAGTATACCATTATTTTTTCTTGTGTGCTGCTGTTTTCAATGCATGGCAGTTAGGGCACAAAATTTGTAAGTTCTCCAAAGAATTATCAAAATGATCACTGTTGATATGGTCTAGCTCTAGCGGTGCTGGTTGCCCCAACCATTCTGTTATCCCACAGACCTCACAAATGGCTTCTTTAATACCCTCCTTGATAAGTTTTAACCTTAACTTCCCAGAATGGATTGGCTGCCTATTAGATAGGTACTCTTCGATATCAACTTTATTCCTGGCTGGTCTTCCTTTTGTAAAGCTTTTGCCAACAAAATGTGAGTAATCAATACCTGCTTTTACAGCCCTATTTTTTAAATGGGTTTGTGACCCAGTCATTGGTTTTACGCCTATTTTTCTGCATGTATCAGCCCATGTAGTAGATGAAGCCACTGCATCAGCCAACTGTTGATCTGTATATCTATGTTTCATGTATACTATAACACCACGTATACACTTTTACATTGTTTACATTGTTTTATATTGTGCCCCCGGTCAGACTCGAACTGACAAGACCTTACGGTCATTACCTCCTAAGGGTAACGTGTTTACCTATTTCACCACGGGGGCATATCAAACCTGGCGCGTCTGCCTATTCCGCCATCAGGGCTCTGTGCCCCAGGTGGGATTCGAACCCACACTACAAGGATTTTAAGTCCTCCTCCTCTGCCTGTTGGGATACTAGGGCTTCTGTGGGCCAGGTAGGATTCGAACCTACGTAGCTTTACGCGGCGGTTTTACAGACCGCTTCCTTTGGCCGCTCGGACACTGACCCATTCTACTGCGTCGGAATGACAGGATTCGAACCTGCGACATCTGCGTCCCAAACGCAGCGCTCTACCAAGCTGAGCTACATTCCGTATACTGTTGTCCTCCTGGAGGGTACCGCCCCCTCTTTTCAGGATTAAAAGTCCCGTACATCACTTTAATGTTTCAGGAGGTTAAATATTCTTCTATTGATTCTTTCTTTTTTTCATACCATCCTAGTCTGATGTTGCAACTATAGCACAGTAACCCTCTAACGCTACCAGTTTTGTGATCGTGATCAACACAAAAGTTTTTACCAGTAGAGCACCTATCGATCTTGCATATTCCACAGCGATGGTTTTGACCCTCTAGCATACTGTAGTAATCAGCAATAGTCAAACCAAATTTTCTAGTAGCAGATTTTATATTAAAACAATTTCTACAATATGCATTTTTATTGTTATCACCTTTGTAGGCACCACAGTATAAACATGGTTTTGGTGATGGTACATAACTGGAGTACCTAACTGAATGCTGTGCTCTAGCTGCGCAGCTTTGAGAACAGTATAATCCTATATTCTTTTTTACTTGATAGGCATATCTTTTATATACATTGCTACAGTCAGTTCTACTGCATATTACTTGCTCTGATGTTCTAGTAGTCATAGTCACTCTCCTGTGGCTACTAGTGCAAGTACAAGTATGAATTAAATCACTCTACCAACTGAGTTACAGGGGCATGTAATCGTACTCCCAATCATCCATGCTACCCAACCTTACCAGATGCATGCAAGGATCGTCACCTCTATCCCAGGCCTGCTCTTCAGTGGGATGCACAGGGTACCCATCGTGTGTGTTGCAGAACTGCTCACTACAGTAGCCGTTCTCCACGCCATAGTTCAACCACTGCTCAAAGTCCATCCTGGCATCTCGCTGCTCTTGACAGGTGCAGTACCAGTCAAAGTGAATACGGAATGCCTGTCGCCTGCAGTTCAGGCAGTGCTTGACGCCTTCGCTGTCTGTGTCTACTTCAGTCTTGTGTACCATTTCTACCAACGCCCCGGTTCATAATAGTTAAAAAGAACTGCGATATCATCACAGTATATCACGTTCTCTTTGGTTTGATAAGCAATAACCTCATCTATAAATATACCATCACCCGATGGGTGAAGCGGTACCCTGAACTGTTTGAGAATCTTTCCAGTCAGAAAGATCTGTTCAATACTAACATGATCTCTCCTGGCCGACTCAGGGGTTGCGTTAAGACGTGTCGGAGGGTGAGCGCTCTCTGGTGCATGACCTTCAGGCAGCCTGTACCCTCTTTCCATTGCTGTGATAATAACGTCAGATGCTTTACCCTGTGACTTGACAAGATTTATTCTGTCTGCTAGGTCTTTGAAAAACGTAGGGTCGTATGCATCATCATCATTTAAAAAGCACCAGTACTCATCGTCTTTAACATGATTAGCAATAAACCAATTTAATGACGTGTTGCTACGCGCCCAAAATTCTGTTGCATCATTGGGGCAACGATACGATATAATCCAGTCCTCATCGAACTGAAGACCAAATCCAAGATCATCATCAACTATTACGTGCCAGATAACGTCATGCATACTGAGCATATGTTTTAGAAGAGGTATGTTTTTGAACCTCATCATTGGCGTTACAACATTAAAACGCATCAGTGCCCGATGATCTCAAACTTTGGGCAAGGCACAATAAACTTGCCACCATCCCGCAAGTAATCCTGTTCACGCGCCACAAATTCATTGATGAAGTGCCATGGTAATACCAGCAGGTAGTCGGGCTTGGCTGCTCGCATCTCTTCTTCACTGTAGATAGGGATCTCAGTGCCTACCGTCTTCAGGCCAAACTTGTAGTGGCTACGCTCAGCGATACCATCAATAAGAGTGTGATCTAGACCAAAGTATTGTAGAAGGGTGTTACCCTTGGTGCTTGCACCATAACCCCAGACGGTCTTGCCCTCAGCTTTTGCCTGCTTGATAAAGCTATAGGTCTGCTCCTTGAGATCCAGCAAACGCTGATAGAACTCGCTCCATACTTCAGGAGTGTTATACCCCTTTGCTTCTTCATACTCTAGCAATGAGTTGACACGGTAGTTGCACACATCACGGTATGGTTGAGTACCAAAGCGTGTGATATCAGCTCCACTCTTCATGGCATAAACACGGAAAGAACCACCGTTGATATCATTCAGCTGAGTATCTATGATCTGAAAACCGTTCTCATTAAACAGTTTCTTTATCGATGCTAGCGAATGATAGTACAGGTGCTCATGACAAATATTATCAAAAGCCATCTGCTCAATCATGAGTGGTGTGTAGCTCATCTGCACAACCAGCAGTCCATCATCATTCATGACGCTGGCAAGGTCCTGTAGAAATACGTCAGGGTGCTCCAGGTCATAAAACATTGCAATGATAGTAACCACGTCAGCCTTGGTGTGACCAAGGGGCGAGTTGCGATATGCTTCAGCAGAAAAATAATCCTGAATAATCAGATCAGCATGATGTGAGGACTCTGCCTTGAACGTGTCATCTACCGGATCGATACCAATTCGGGTATATCCACCAGGAACAAAGCTGAGCAGGGTGCCATCATTACAAGCGATATCTAGCCACACAGGTGATTCAGGCATCTTGTATGTTGAATGAATAGACTCTACAATGCCCTTAAGCTCATTAGTCATTGTTGCATTAATGCCAGACCGGTACCAGTAGCGACCATACATAAACTCGCCGGGTGTTACTTCTTCCAGCCGTGCAGCCTTACGTTGTTCATCAAACACCATCTTTAGACCGACGCGACCAGCACGGTAGTCTTCACCAGGCTTGACGAAGTCTGATACGTACAATTCACCTAGGTCGAATAGTTCTTTCATATGTTAACTTCTCCTAATATATCGGTACGAACGTACCAGTCTTCATACGGCTTCTGATAATATAGAGGGTTTGTATCCAGGCATGGTGCATCTTCTACAACACGAGTAAACCCATTAGTGGTTAAAAGATCATATAGTTTATTTTTGTTTGTGTCTCCCCAGCAGTACAGATTGTGTTCTACCGTTAATGCTCCGATCTTCCAGCGATAGAAGTCAAAGCACTTTAATATATCATACTCATGACCCTCTACGTCAATAGATAAATAGTCAATAAACTCAGGAGCATCATACTGTTCGAGTACAGTATTCAACATCATGCATGGAACTTCTGATCCATACTCAGAGATAGAATCACTACCAAAACGTATGGTGCCATCATAATCACTTACGGCTGCAAACACATTTTGACTGGTTCTATTCCCAACAAGCCTGTCGTAGGCACCACGATTCGCTTCGATACAGATACCAGTCCAACCTAGTTCTTTTTCTAGGAAAGCTGTGTTGCTGCTCTGCAAACCATCATATGCACCAATGTCTAAGAACGTACCTCTACGTTTTCCATTGAATATCTTATTTACCCATTCATCCTGACCGGACTGAGCGTAGTATGTCATAATAGCTCCAGCACTCTGTTAACAGTAGAGCAGACAGACTCATCGCTCCACTCAGATTTTAGCACTTCGTTCACTGTCGTTCCCTGATTGATGATTGATTCAAGGCTGAAATTATCACAATTAATCTCTGGGAATCTGTTGTTGATATGCCTGAACATGTCAGAACTATTAACAGCAAATGGTGAAGTTGTCCTTGGCATATAATCAATAACTGATGACAATCCATTGCCAGGAAGTGGATGGTATGTGAATACATTAATATCATTAGCACATAGAAAATCCATAAGCTGCTGATCTGTAACGAACTCAGTATTGATGTTTAGCTGAATGCCTGGTTTGATAATCGCAGCACGACAACTATCAATCACTGAAGAAAGCAGGCTACCATTAGGATCAATAAATTCTGACCGTGTCATGTGTAAGTTAATAACTGCCTCATCGTACTGGTCTTGCACAAGATTGCATAGATCATTAAAGCCCTTGTGGTGGAACGCCAGACCAAAGCTACCAATATTTATAATGCTATTCTTTACTCTTCGGTTCTCTAATGTTACATCTGGCATTGGTCTTGGCAGTGCGAACTGCATGCTCGATTCGTTCGCAGTCATATCAGTCATCAAGAATGCATCATGCTTCAAGTGCACTGGCAGGCCAGCATCATGGTAAACATAGACCTGCTTGGCATTGATCTGGTTTGTTAATGTGGTTGTTACCCAGTTAGCAGTAATATTGTTATAGTTATAGATGACCACATCAGGTTGATAAATATTTAATTCTTCAAGAAAAAAATCTTGCGACTGTGTCTCAATAAGATAGAAACGGTCTTCATCAGAGTTACACAGTATTTCAAAAAGCCTGTTTCCATACTGATATACACCACAACCTTTCTGGTAGTGGTTGACTAGCATCACCTTCATTACAAACCTTTAATAAGATGTTTTAATATGTGTTGATTATTACGAATGTACTCAGGGTATCTCTCATCGATTGGCACAACCTCGAGAACATTGTTTCGACCAAAGATATCGGCATTGTTATTAATATTATCTTCTATACTGTTCAACACACCGTCATGGTTGAACTCACTATGGGCATAAGAAATGATCTTTTTTCTGACGAGATCTTTACCACCCAAAAATGACCAGTGCCAGCCAGCATCTTGCACCATAATCGGATGATAGTTAATGATACCCCAATCTCCTCGTAACGACTGCAGGTCTATAGAGTTATAGTTGCTTATGCTTAGAGCTCGAGTGCCTGACCACTGTTCTGTTGTATTCACATTGTTTAAATAGTACTGATGCATGGTCTGTTCAAAAGCATAGTAATATTGTGGGTCCCAAAGCTCATCTCTGATAATCTTTAGCTTTACAGGGTCAGGCACCTCATCAATATCACTGATCATAACCATATCATCATGGCTGTATTCACTAAGATCAACCTTGTATTGACGTTGATAGTTTTCTCTACCCCAGTTGTCCAGGCCGTCAGGGAATCTTATTGTAATCAGATGGACACGATCATCAGGGTATGATTGTAAGCATCCCTTATCATCACCCTGGTGAGTCTTATCTGCTTGGATGATGTAAAAAGCATCAACGATATCATTCAATATATTAATCCTGAGATCAAGCATCTCAATCTCATTATTGAACATTGCAACATCAATGATCTTTGGCATGATCTATCGCTTTTTAAGCAGGTTAGCAGTCTTTGACTTGTTTGCAGCACGGTTGAATACATCGATCCACTGCTTGCATACCTCTTGCCAGGTGTTATGCTTGACCCACTTGTATGCATTCTCCGCACGCTGCTTGGCTTGAGCAGGATTGTTCTTGATGAACTCGATTGCATCAGCTGCAGCCTGTACATCCATGAGCGGACGCATGCGCTCGTTATCATTCTCCTTGATGATCCAGTGGCTGGGAGTATGTCCACTGGGTACTCGCCAGCCTCTGTCATCGCCCAAGATCTCAGGAACACTGGTGTTATCTGGTGCTACTACTGGCAGCTTGGTTGCCATGGCCTCAGTGATTGTAAGGCCCCAACCCTCACCGTGTGTTGTAGTCAAGAAAACATCACTGGAATTATAGATGCTGTTCAACATCTCTATAGGGAAACCACTGTGCGCACTGAACTGCTGAGGGTTAGGGATTGTGAAGTCCTGCTCGAACTGAACACCAATAGACCTTGCCATCTCCAGCACGCTACCGCCAAAGTCTGTCTCCTGCATGTGCATGTAGAAGTAGATATCTTCGTGTCCACGATCCTTTAGCTCCTTTAAGATCATGAGGGTTCGTGAGATGTCCTTGCGCCCCTGGTTGCGGTTCACGTTTGTAACAATAAACTTGTCCTGAAGCTGTGGTGGGAACACTGTGCTGCGGGCTGTGCGCTTTTGGACATCATGCAGAACGTAGAAGTCGCTGATGTTGGTGCCATGGTAGATTACATCCTGCTTGTCCGCCAGACTGCCAATGAACTTTCTGCTCTCTTCCTTGGCATACTCTGTGTATGCGACTGGGAAGTCAAAGGCAGCGACACACTGAGTTACCCACTCTTCCCTGGGAGCACAGTCAAACGGGTAGTAGAAGATGGTGCTGAACGAATGTTGCTTGGTGCGCTGCAGCTCGAGTAGGTGCTGTACGATTGGTAGCACAATGAATGTATCCTGAACAATGAACACAACATCGTAGTCGCCCTGGTTCAACAGGTCCAGGAACACCTGTCGGCCAAACACATCGCCGTATGGTCCCTGAGTGCGTAGTGCACTGATTGCTGGCCACAAACGGCCTGGCCACTTGTTTGTGTCATAAGGTCCACCATCATAGTTAACACCAACCACATCGATATCGTACTTGCCCGTAGCGTTAAGGTTGGTCATGATGTTACGCATGACCGTACCAAACCCGGTGCCACATGCATAGTCACCCCATGCAAGCACTCGTGTTTTACTCATAGTTGTCTCCATTCAATCGGGCTAAGGTCAGGACTATTATATGGTGTTTTGTATAGCTCATTCAAGTTCTTGTTAGCACTACCCCATTTTTGGATGTAGTAGTTACCACTTTTGATTGAGTTGACAGGCTGTGTCAGCTTCTTGGTTGTCTGGTGTCTGCGGTGAACGTATGGGATCTGTGTCTGCACAGCGTTCAACCCCAGCAGGTGAATACGGTACTTCATGTCCGTGTCTTCCCACCAGGCTGGATCAAAGTTCTCATCAAAGGCTCCGCACCTATCAAAGAAATCGCTCTTGATGATAAAGCAAGAGTAACTCTGATCTTCGATGGCCTGAGTGGTGAACTCTTGACCTTCTACAAACAAAATATCATAGTCATCTGTCAGGTCATCTTTCACATCCACCGGGTACATCATCACAGTGGATCTATCGACGTGCTTTGTGAACCTGTCAACCAGATCATCTATGGTTTGTGGAGCAAATATAACGTCATCATTGCTCACAATGATATAGTCACAAGAGCCATCCAGTGCCTGGCGGATGCCATTGTTCCAGGCTGCTGCTAGTGGGACCTGGAACAGATACTGTGGCTGAATATAGATCCTTAGATCATGTCGTGTCTTGGCAGAGTAGATCAGATCTATCGCCTGATCAAAGTTATTCAGCACTGGTACTACCAGGCCAACGCGCAGTGCTCCGTCAGTCATAGTAAAACATATCCTCAAAAGTTATTTCATCAGGATAGTAATAGTTACTAACCAATTCGCTAGTGTTCATTATAGTTGGTAGCGCCGAACGAGTCAAGGACTGTTGCAACATAGCTTTTTCTAGCAGGTTCTGACGCTCCAGGAAATCAAAGTTAATTGGCTGAAGTTGTACGCCTGTCTCCTTGCGGATCTTTTCACGCTGTACAGGGTTAGTGCCAGCCCAGTATCCGTACTCTTCATGCTCAAGCGCATGCTGAAGGCAATCAGGCTTTACCGGGCAAGATAAGCATGCATCAACAACTTGCTGGCATACCTTCTGACCACGACCAACATAGAACTTGTCGGTATCAAGATCCTTACAGGCTGACAGATCGTGCCAGTCGTAATCAATGGAGCTGGAAGGGCCTCGGGAGGAGTCTAGGTCAGACGCCGACTGCAACTCCCGAGGAAGACCAGGCCCTTCGAGGAGGGGGAACCCCTCGTTACTTGGCACGGGTCTTACCCATCTTTACATTGCTGCGCCGGTAATTTTCAGCAGATTTAATCAGGTCAACAATGTACTCTGCGTACTGTCTTGCCTTATGCTCATCATCAGGCTTGTGACCAACAGTGAACTGCATGCCTACCAGAGTACTGTGTGTTTGACCACTGGTGATGTACTCCGTGATGTCATCAACGATCTGCTGCTGTGTCTTGTTCATTGCACTCTCCTTAGAACAGTAAACCTTGTGGGGTCATGTCAACTGTATCATCCATGTCTACCAGCTCGTCAACCACCCCACGGATGGCTGCTGCTTCTGCTCTGCGACGCAGCACCTTGCTGTCAACACGCTCTTCAATGGTATCACTCGCAACTGCACGGTATGTCCAGGTGTGACTGATGCCTTTGCTCTTGCTGTCTGCACGATTGATCCTGTCCTTGCGCTGCTTGTATTCAGCATAAGTCCTGGGAATCTCAATGTTCCACAGATATGGTGCATACAGGTTAGCACCCTCTTGTAGAACATCACTGGTGATCAGGATAGCACCACCACGGGTCTCATTAAACGTCTTGATATTTCTGGCAGCTGTTTCAGTATCCATACCAACTCCCCAGATTGCCAGCACCGGGATGTCACCACCAAAACGACGCTTGAGCTCTTCATAGTAGGGGAACAGTGTGCCGTTGGTCCAGAAGCTGAACAGCACTGCCTTTTCACCATTCTCGATATAGCTCTCCATGCTGTTCTCAATCAACTGGTACTTGGCACTGTGCTGAATATCCAGCTGATCACCAAACTGTGCATGAATCTCTTTGGCAAACTTGCCATCACTGGTCTTTAGTCCAGCTGTGGTGTTACAGATCATTCTGAGCGTATCAATGCTGGACCAGCTGGCAGCAACGTTATCAGGGTTGTAACGCTCACGTGCAACACGTTCTGCCCAGTCGTAAATCTCGCGGTCACTATCGCTGAGATCGTAAATAACACGCTTGGCAATGTTTTCTGGGAACTGAGCACGGATTGTTGGATCACTCTTCATTGCGATGTGTGTCCAGTCTTCATGCTTTTTACCGAGCAATGGAAGCTTGGCACGATCCCATTCCTTTACGTACATCTCATTAACATAACCATTTCGGTAATAGCTGATTTCTTTACCGTAAAAGAGTTTGAAAGCATCTCTTGAGAGGTTACTAACGTCTGGAATACCAGGAGCGATAACTTCAAAAATGTTCCTGATGTTCAAAGGGCTGGTGGTGTATGGAGTAGCAGTAAGTGCCAGAACCATTGAGCTGTGTTCCGGTGAGTTAATCAGCTGAGCAAACCCCTCGCTCATTAGACTCTTACCAGTATTAATCTTTTGAGCTTCATCTATAATGATTAATACTCTTTTATCTTTAATCATAGATAGAATCTGTAGTAAATCAGTTCTATCATAAGACTTAACTTTTTTCTTTTGACCCTTGACTTTTGAAAGATTACCCTCTCGGATCTTTTCATAGTTAAGAACCATAACATTGCTGGTGTCATTTTGGTATAAATCATGACGTTTTTGACGGGTCAATTTGTCACTAACACGAGTGACAGAAAGGTACGTCATTCTTCTAAATTCCTGCTCCCAGTCATGCTGTTTGATCTTCTTACAGAACACGAGAACCATGTCGATATCGCCAGCATCAAAAAGCTTCTGGCTGGTCAAACAGCTGAGTAGTGTCTTACCGGCTCCCGTATCCCACTGCACCAGCACGTTGGGGTTAACGGTATGCAGCTGTTCCCATACGTAGTTCAAACCAACATGCTGGAATGGGAACAGTTCATGATCGTCCAGGAACGGGCTGCGAACATCATAAGGGTCTGATGCACAAGATACTAGCGTTCGGTAGCGGGCCTCGGTCTCATCGTCATCAAACACAACAGAGATGCCGTTTTCTCTAGCAATGCTGTCAAACTGTGCAATGCTGTCACGGTTGCGTAGTGTGCCCAGGCTGTCCCAATTGAATAACGATTCGATGCTCTTGTCCAGGGTGCTAAAGCGCAGGACGCCATTGAGCAGATTGCTCTTCTGTACGAAAACGGTCTTACTGGTCACGCCATAGAGTGTAGCACCTGGTGACCAGCCTGTCAATCACATGTTTACGTACGACACAGTGGTGTTGGCGACCTGCTCGATGCTGAACCTGGTGGGGTATACCTCTTTGTTCAACAGGAACAACTTCTTGCGGCTGGCTGGCGTGCGGCTGGACAGCTCGTTGGTCTTGCTATCACCGATGTAATCGATGTTGGCACTAATGTAGTAGGGGTTGCCAGTGTACCTGGGAACTATGCTCAGGCTGGTAATGAACACATTGGGGTCAAGAGCAGTCAGCCTGACCTGGATACCACTGGCTGCTGTGCCAGGTGATGTTGTACTGACAACTGAGTTGATGTTGTTGATGCCAGTTATGATTGGCTTCCAGTTGCCGGACCCACTCTGTGTGGTGTACTCGTACCTGACTGGGTGGTAGAATGGTGAAAGCATGCTCATGTACATGATTTCATTCACCTTGCTGTCAGTCTGGGATATCCGTGCAGAGAATGACTGGTAGTTGTTTCCCGAATATCCAGGCACCTCAATGTTGATCCAGGTTCCTATCGGAAGCGAGTTGCTTCTAAACTGCTTGTATGTGATCTCTGTAATGTTGCCAGAGTAGTCTGTACCCATCAAGCTAACACGATAGGTCCCATTGTTAGTTGATGGTAGGTACACTCTTGCAACAGCGCTGACTCTCATGCTGTTCCGGTCAGATGGGCTGACCCATGCGGTAACAGGTGTTGTGCTAACGCTTAGATCAAACAGGCTGAACGGCGAACCAGATCCACTGATTACCATCTGAACAGTGTTGCTGGGGATACTGGATGACCAAATCCCGCCAGTCGCTGTAACAACATTGCTGCCGATACCAGAGGTCACTGTTGCCACGGTTCCAGTTACGGTTGTACCAGCAATTGGTTGACCTGTGGATGGGTTGATGAATTGTGTATACATTGTCAGGGTTGTATTGACCTGAGGAACTCCACTGATCCCAGCGACCTGTATGTTGTTAAGGAAGTAGTAGTTAAGCCCACCACTAGGGACAGCATAGCCACCAAAACCAGCTACTGCATACGGGCTAGCACCAAACTGATCCATCCAGGCCTGTGTTCCGCTGGGGCTGTACACACCCGGGAGTGTGAATTTGTAAGCGGCTGAGAACTGGCCGCCACTAACGCTGATGCCGCTAGAAGTGGCTCCAGACCATACAGTCACTGTTGTGTTACTTATAGTTGTACTGCCGAGAGCTGTCCATGAGCTTGTTCCGTTCAAGAAGTTGGCATCAAGGTAGTTAACAATATTAGAGCTCAAAGTATACAGTCCGGTCTGCACAGAATAAGAACCGGATACGGTTCCGGACAGTGCAATGACATTGCTGGTGCTTCCAAAGTTAGATACCACATTTAATGGATAGGTTATATTAGACCCTGTTAGATTGCTTGTGTCTTTAAGAAGAACCTGATTATCAGGAAGAAAGCTCTGCCAGTCAGTTGTAAGGCCAGCTATGCTAAATCCTGTGAATTTATCAATGGTAGATACCCAGGGTGTTGTTGCAGTGTCATCAGGGTTCAGCATGATGTAACTGTTGTTATCCTGACCAGCAAAAGTGTTGTTGTTGTTTCTTGAGATCAAACTACCCAGAGATGGTTGTATGTTGTCATAGGATGTATTCTCATAGAAAGCTGCTATATAGTACAACCCTACAAAGTATGCCTGATGCCATGTTTGATTTATTGTAATCTGTGTGTAGTTATGCACACGAGTGTCTGGGAACTTGCGCTGCAAAAACTGTGTGTATGTTTGATTGTTATATCTTCCATCAGTGCCAATCAGTTTGTAGCTGATGGTAGGATCAATCACCTGAGTTGAGCTGTTTGGCATTTGATTTGTTGTGCCACCAGTTGTTGAAGAGTTGAGCACACCAATAGCTGGCCAGGATGATGCATCAACACTATTAGCAGCACCAAACATTGTAGAATATGTGCTGGTATAGATTGGCTGCTGGTTGTTGTTCGACCCAAAGAACGAATAGGTTTTTGTGTTGCCATCTATGATCGATGACTCTAGGCCAGTGAAGTACTCTTCTACATCATATGGGAATGCATTGATGGTCTTTGTAACCATATCGAATGGCAGGTCATAGATCTCAGGAACTAGCTGAACAAACTCTAGCTTGAGATACGTGCATTGCACTGTCGGTATCTCATAGATGCCACTGCGCAGAGAGAAATCTCTTTGTACAGGTGTCCAGGTAAACTGTGATGCATCTGTTCCAGTATTAGTGGTGTAGTAAAGATTAAATCTGCACCCATCATATACAGGGTTTATGTACAGCCTGTTCAGGGTTGTTATTGTTACACCATCACTAACCTGCATGTAGAAGTTTACAATGGCATCACCAACGGGTTGTGGTTCACTCTTCCAGTAAGAGTGGCTATTGTTGTTTAGTGCGTTGCTAAGGCTATAAACCTTTTCATTGTATGTTTCAATAAAACCAAACTTGTTCTGTACAACAAATGGTTGTGGTACGCCGGATGCTGATACCGGCACATCGCTATAAGACTGTATATTAAGCCTTATACTCAAGTTCTTTACACCGATAGAGTACGGTATATCAACAAGAGTATTTGTTAAGGCACTCTGTCGCTGTACTGTTTTCTGTCGAGTGATTCTTATCTGGATGTAAGAACCTGACTGAATACTCAGAGTGCTGGTTGCAGCGTACTTTATATTTACCCAATCAGTAGTGGTATTGATGTCCGGACCACCAGTGATTACGAACGTAGAAGCATCAGAGATTGGGGTGCCATCACTCCATAGCAGTTCTACATAGCAGGGTACGTTAAGAACATTGAAGTTGATTGCATTAAAGTATGTTGTGTTAGAAACATAGAAATTTAATACAACTGGTGCGCTATTAGGACCACCAAAATCTTGCGATGAGATCCATTCTGTCTGCGTTGCAGGGTTAAACTGTATATAGTTGCTGTTGTTGATTAAGCTGATCGTTGGGTCATTATAAGGGCTCGTATTGTTTGAAGCAGGCAGTGCATCGACCACCCCAGTATGAGCATAAATCTTGTTGTAGACAAGACCATCACTGGATATGCCGGGTGTTGGCCCTGGCGTAACGTAGTCTTTTAATGGGTCAGTATTTCTTGGAATGATTGGCATTACTGTGCACCATATACTGTGGCGGTAACTTGTAGTGATGGTGACGCCATAGCCTCATAAGGAACACCTGTGGGGTCACTACTGTAAACATTTATTATGTTTCCAGTCATATCAATCGATACTTCCTGTGTCTGCAGATGAGCAAAGAAAGGTGCTGGGTTGGCCTGGCCTGGAGTAAGCCAGTATCGTGTGTCTGAACCGTTCTGGATGTTCATTGGAGTGACCAGGCGATTGGACATAACCGTTGGCTGCATAAAAAAGTATTGTGAACTGTCAGTCGAGCTGGCAACAGACACTGGCACATTGGTAAGATTCTTTATTGGGGTACCAAAGCTAACGATCAGGTTTGTTCCTATGATCTTTGTAGCTGCGTCCAAAATTGCTCTCGCCTTGCTTTGGTCCCATGTGAATACTGTTCCGCTGGTGTCCAGAATAGGTATAAGAACAATCTCACGGCTTGAATCAACACCAGATCTACCCAGCCCAGGAGTCCTCCAAGATTCAGTCACATAGAACTTTATGCCCGTCATGGCCTGGCATAGCGTCATCAATGACCATACAGTGGCACCGGTCTGGAAAGCTTCAGCAGCTCCCAGTAAACGCTCACGGTACTTGCCATCTTTTGAACTTACCTCATCCCACTGGTCAGCACCCAGTTGATCAATAAATGGGTTGCTAGAAAAACTGTAGATCTCTGGAGAAATTCTTGCTATGTTAAGTATCTCTCCAAGGATTAAATCAAGGTTGCTAAACTCTATGTGTTGCTGAGTAAGACGCGCTACTGTCTGGATGTTTCTAAGCTGGCCAGTGCCGCTATTGCCCAGCAATATTTGCATTAGCGTAGTGATGTTATGGTTCTCATCAAAGCTGTAGATGTTGTCAGGAAAGTTCCTAACCTTTTCTAAAAAGGTTATATGAGGATTATTTGCTACGATGTTACCAGCCATTAGAAGTTCGTCGCTCCCTTGTAGGTATAGTTAATACCATATAGTGAAGGCAACTGATTGCTGGCAAGTACGAAATCGCTAGCCTTTGTTGACTGAACTGTGCCATCTATTGAAACAATATTAACGCTGTCTATTCTAACGTTTAGAACGCTTGCTGACGATATGACACTGGATGCAAGAGAAGCAAAAGAAACCAGCTGATTATAACCAAATCCTGCAAAATACTGACTGATAGCAGAGTTTATATTTGATTGTACCGTTGATTGTGAAGAGCCAGCGCTGATCACCAGAGTCATATTCACAACCAGGTTGATAAATATAGCTTGATGTACTAGAACATTCGTACCTACAGGTCTGCTCTGTTGTACCAGTGCGTCTACATCCGTAACATCCATGTTATAACTGTGAGGATAAACAACGAATGCAGAGTTGCCAACAGATGGTAATGAGGACCAACCCGTTGGTGCTGATCCAGAACACAGAGCCAGTGCAGAGATTGAATTTACAGACCCAGCAAGATCGGTAACGTCATACAAAGGATATGCGAGTGATTTACCACTCATTGTGATGTTAGTGGTGGTGTTATATGTTCCGGTGATGTTGTAGTTCAGGTAGATACCACTGCTTGTAACGCTGGTGATATAGTAATTATTACCAGATGTTGCGACACCGCTAGCAAGAGCCAAACCAGGATACAAGAAAAGATTGGCATTCGCAACAGGCATGAAGTTTGTACTAGACGAAGTATAACCAGAGGTTACCGTTCCTGTAAATGTGATATATGAATACTTGTTCAATGTGATTGGAACATTAACAACAGTTCCGGTTGTGTTGTTGTACAGTGTGAAGTAGTCAGCAATTCCATTGGTAGATATGCTTGTTTGTGATGGGAAGTTGATAAGCGGTTGCTGATTAAGCCAGATGTAATAATCACCATTTGCATTAACAGTACCACTGCATGCTGTAGCACCATCAGCAAAAATGTAGTTGGTAGTGTTCAAGTAACTACTAGCGTTGCCTGAAGAAAGAACAAGATTATTCAAGTCTAGTGAAGTTTGTTCAGTAATACTATTAGCAGTTGTACCATCGATGAAAACATCAACGTAGTTGCCACTGGATAGTGTCAAAGATCTGTTTGATGAAGGGCAGTACTCCGAAATCATTTCAACAGTGTTTCCGGCAAACAGTGCTGAGTATCCTGAGTTGTTAGATATGTTCACTGTAAGCGGAATAGATGGCTGACCAACAGGATAATAATAATCACTGGTGTTTGTGTATACCTGCTGAGCACTAGTATTCAATGAACTACCAATCAGTTCATTCCCCTGTGGGAACATGAATCCAGCGTTGCCTGAAATTTGTGCGTTAATGTATGACATTGTTCCAGAGGTTCCAATATCTGGGTTGGCACTCTGAATCCACTCCCAGTATTTAGTGCCACTAATTGTTGTAACACCACTAACAGAAACACTGGTCCCAGGGATATTTGTTCCACTGCCAAGTATCAATCGATATGGCAAAGCAGAAGAAAATGATAGAGTTATTCCGCCGCTAATAGTGTTTGAAGTTGGACTGGCTGATACTGTTATCGTATTCCCAGGAGCATAGGTATCAATCATTGTGTTGAGACCATTGGCAACAGAAGTACCTGTAGATGATGCGTTGAACGCACTGCTTGCTATGACTGTGGTGGCATTGATTCCAGAGTTAGTAAGTAGGTTTGTCATGCCAGAGTAGGCTACTAGTAGGAACGTAACCCCATTGTTGGATCCGTTGCTGCCACTAACTGTTGCAGAGATCTGACATTGCTCATCCCAATAGTTTTGTTGCCCGACAGCGTTAGCTCTGGTAACATTCTGGTCCTGTAGAGCTGTTACAACATACTTCCCGTACGTACCAGTTGTGTTATTGAATGCTGTGTTCTGCCAGCGGTTCCTGAGCTCTGAGTCGCTTTCAGGGTCTGTACCACCAGTGATAGGGTAGTTGTTAGTAACGCTCGTTACGTTCATAACTGAGCCAACTGTTTGTGAGATTGTGCTAGCGGGAACGTTACCGTATACGCCTGGCAGTACAGCCATCACTGGGGCGTCAGCAGATACAGCACCGGGTGGGATCACAGTTGCAGCAGTAGTGGTATAGTAGATTGCGCTAGGGTTGTTGTTGCTACTGCCAATAGGGATAGCCACCTGGGTGCCAACAGGTATGACTGTTAAAACTGTAGCCGTACCAGTTGTGCTGAAGGTTACTGTGCCAGATGCCCGCTTGCCCAGCTGACGATACACGCCAAAAAGGTTGCAGAATACGTCTAGCTCCTGCCCGGACTTGGTGTTAACATCATAACTATAAGTCTGCAGAGTTGCGTTGTTGTTAGCTGTACTGATCTCTTGAGCAACTGCTTCAAGGATCTTGTAGGTTGCGCTGCCAACGCTGACATCCCATGAGGGGTCATAGACAGATAGAGATGCCTGCAATCTCGCCAGTACTGTTCCTGCATCAGCCATTTTGAACCGTTATCCCACTGTTGCCTACGTATACGCTTAAACTTATTGTGCTATTGTCAAGAGTCACCATCTGTATATTTGATACGATTGATGTGCCCTGTATGCTAGAGTTAACTGATAGGATGCTCTGTATTATTTCGCTCTTGTTCCAGTTGGATAGCATAGCAGCATTCTGAGCAGCCTTCAAGGATAGCATCTGCTGCCCCTGATACAATTGTATTACTCTTAATATTTCATTATCAACAGAGTTAATATTTACACCAGCAGCATTAGATCCAATGAAAGAATTCAGCAGGCTACCAAACCCTGGGGTAGTAAATCCCGTACCAAGTGGCTCCTCTAGCCAACGCTGCAAGTCTTCAATCAGTTTTTTCTGACCTGTAGAGAACTGTATTTTACCACTGTTCATCTGAATGTCGCCATTGCTTACTGTGATGGTTTTCATATTATCTCGTACAAAATAAGGGCTCTAGTACACTATGCTTGGCATACAGTCATAGTCCATGATGGAATGCTTGTGCCGTATGGCGGCTTGGGCCAGGCTGGCGAATAGCCATTAGCAACTGAAGGTTGCGCAGCAACATAGATTTGGTTAGCTGTATCCACGGCCCATACTAGTTCTACGTAATCACCAGCGTTCATCTGCTGAACAAAGTTCCAGCTGGGTAGAGCGTATGGAGACTTTGCGTAGATGCTGATTTCCCCACCAGTCCAAGGCAAGTCAACTCCATTCTGCCGCATCCATACGCTTGTATTATAAGTAGCTGTACCACCAGCATTTGTGAGGGCGAACTGTGCTGTAAACTGAAAGTTATATACTCCAGCGGCTAAGGCAGTAATCTGTGAACCAGACACGAGAGTGAAACCGCTCTGGCCTACGACAGTATTAAAACTTACTACGTATGGTTGATTAGCTGACGTAGCAATCTGATTAGTAGTGTCATAGTAGCTCGCCCATGTTGGAGGAAATTGTGGAAGAAGCCCTGTACTATCAATGCGACGAGTGATTGGATCATATATACCAGCGAATAGATACAAGCGGTAAAGCGTTGTTCGCTTCTCTACCCACCAGACCTGGTTGGGTTGAATCTGTGTATAATTAACTCCAGGAGGTAGAGCTTGTAGGTCTACTTCTACCTGGAAACCCTTCATGTCTACTGCTTTACAGTAGTAATTCTGAGCAGCATTCGGTGCTTGGCTTAGTGGATGCAGAGCAGCAGCAGTGGTAATGATAACTCTGAGCACCCCGTCTTTTCCAGGGCTGTTCTTGATGATCGCGCTCATATTAGTGTGAGTCCATAGTCAAGAATCGTACCATTCTTTACAGGCGCTGTGAATGTTGCTTGGGTTGTAAAACCACTACTTCTGCTGCACTGGTGCGTAACAGTTGTACAATAGAACTGGTACTCATCTGAGCCACCAGTATCATTGTCTATTGTCATGGTAACTCTCATGCCTGGGAACAGCTCTGGCATGAACGTAAGAGAGATCGTGCTGGCATACTGGTTAACCCATTGGTTCATAAAACCTGTCAGGGCGTACATATATTCCATGGCATGACTGTGGATCATGTTCTGCTCTTGCGCCATTGGCCTCATGCCATACCTCTGCAAGAAATTACTGGCACTTGTAGAATAGCTCTGCCCTTGAGAAAGTTTGCCAAACAGCAGATTCATGGTGCTTCCATCCTCTATACTTACAATGCCATTGGTTGTATAGTAGTCACCCTCTGTGACCTGTTGGCCAATACCGTTAGTATCTCCAATAATTCCATAGTGAGTAACCAGCTGATTATCATCATGATAGATCTGGAAATCAACTATCTCTACCGGGCTGATATCCAGAACTGGATCAGTACCATAAAAGCCATAGTAGTCTGGGAACCAAGCTATAAAATCTCCATTAGGAGCACTCATAAAGCTTCTAAGACCTGTGCCAATAATCTGCTGAAAGTCCGATAGAACGTTGTTGTCTAACAGGAAAGCTCGTGGCGTGCCAACCATAACGCTAGCTCGAGGATCAAACGTTGGTGGATTAAACAACATGCTAAAGCTTCCAGCAAGGCTGAGGAATTGAGATCCAGATGCAGTGGGGTTTGTGCCCTGGCTTTTGTCCATGACATCTGTTGTCTGCGAGAATGTATAGGTTTTGCCAGGAGTCAAAAGGTCTAGAGGTCTACGAGCTCCCATGTAGCTCATACCCCAGCCTGGCATTTCATTGCCACCCTTGATATCATTCCAGTTCAAAGCATCTTGACCAGCCTTGGTAGTACCACCATGAGCACCCATCATCATTCCATGACCATCTCCTCCAAAGCGTTGTGAAAGCATGGTTACGTGACCGGGCTGAGGAGTTCCGTCACTCGGAACGTTCCAGAAGAGCAAGTCACCAGGCTGTGGCTGTACACTTGGCGGGATAAACGTACCAAAAATATTATTGTTCGAACTTGTTCCACCGCCCCACATACTCTGTACAGCGGTCTTTGCACCAGGGTTATGATCCCAGTGGACAATATTCAAATTGATTTTTGAATAGGCCCACTGCATAAGACCAGCACAGTCAAACCATCCAGGATTTTTTGCACTACCTGGAGTGACTCTGTAATGAGGGCCGCTTAAGTCCTGACTATATCCAGCACCAGTCTGACTAATTGCATATGAAATAACTGCTTGTTGAGCAGTTAAATATTCTTTAGGTGTGCTTGGCAGAGCATTAGATCCTGTTAGTTGAGCATTCACAGAAGCATTAGCATTCTGTGATATTTGGTCCTGTGGACCAGGTGATCTAATAGTGTTTTCATCAGCCCAGTTTGCATAAATCGGTACAGATGGTGGCTTTGCAGCATGCTGTAAATCGAACTTCTTTGGATCATCTACGTCGCCAGCAAGGTACGCAGCAACTCCAGGGTGTACTTGAATATAATTAATGTTAGCAATATCTGTATCAATGACAGCTTGATTTTTCTTATCAACAACGTTTGGTTTTTGTATAAGGCTTGTCGCTCTAAGAGCTACTGCTCTGTTTGTTTCCATGTTGGTTACAAGTAATAACCTACCATTCCAGTTGGCGTCTTTATCTTTCTTATTCCCTAGTGGCCAATCCTGTGCTATCCAGCGTTTTGCGTTATCTATCTGTCCACCACTATTTGTGGTAAATGCTGAATAGGAGAAAGGGATGCTTGCCCAGTATTCATCAAGTTGAATTCGATCAATCGTTACAGCATTATTAGGGTTACTTCCTGGTGAGTTGGATTTACCGTTAGCACCTAGCGGATGTGTATAAAAAGCTTGAGCATAATTGGCAGTGAATTCAGTGCCAGCAGGCGAACCGCTAGCACCAGTAACTTTTTGAGTAGTGCTATTATTGCTTGAGCCTGTGCTAGTACTATTGCCTGCTATATATGGCGCTGAACTCAATATCTGAGCTAGCTCACTTATGGAGTTCTGAGGTAACCCATTGTAAACACCATTATATGCTTTAGTAGCAAGAGATAGTAATCCGTTAGGGATACCCTGGATGTGTATCTTGGATGGATCCCATCCACAAACACTAACCAGTAGGTTTATGACGGCTTGCGCCACTCCACCATCGTTCAATGTTGCATTCGAGCTGGAGGCTGCATAGTCCATGTTATTGAGCAGAAGCTGTTGAAACTGTTGTAGAGTGTCATCCCAATATGTATTTTGCAGTATTCTTATGGTGCAGTCCGCAGCAATGCTAACTGATGTTGGGATGAGCGTTTCAACTGGTGCAAATGTTACATAGCCAGTAAATACCTGTACCCAGTCAGTACGCTTTAAGAATACAACTATGCGGTCCATGGTATTGATAACACGATTGTATTTCTTGCCAGGGTTTGCCAGGTCCATATTAAGCTGACTAACTGCATTGATATTCCTGGTAATAGTAATATCAATTATATCTTCGGATACATCAAGGATGCCGCTATTGGTATAGATAGAGCAAGCTATGTCCGGAGCGTATGAGAATGTACCTGATTGGTTAGCTGGCATTCTTGATCTCTATTGTACTATTGATGTATTTGGTATATGACTTGCCAGAGAAGTTGAGCTTACCCAGCTATCCCCATACAAGTTTTGATCATATGCAGTAGGAGCATAGGTGATGTTGTCAGTCAGACCAGTGACTACTGGGGTGCTATCCGCCGCTGGATAAGTAAGAATATTCATATAGTAATTAGTATAAAATACATTCTTTTTTTTGTCAAACTGTTTCTCAACACTCTTGATCCAACCGGTATAGATCAATGGAGTAAGCTGCCCAGGCTTGCTGATCAAACTATTGAATATAGGTGACTGTGCATTGTTGTTCCAGTAGTGCAGTGTCATTGGTGTAGTGGTCTGACCGCCAATCAGATAGGTTTGATGCACTCTGATAGCGTCTTGCAAATGGTTCATTCGACCAAATCCATCGTGTGGGTCAAGGCCTTCATAACCAGTATTTAATCTTGATGAGCTTCCTACCAGTGGCCAAATGCAGGTGAACTGTAGAAACATCTCTGCTCTACGGATAGGCGACCACCATAGTGCGCCATGCGTCTGCTGAGTGGTGAACTGGTTATTAGTAGACGTGCTAAAGCTGACCATCCAGATATCATAATCCAGACTGGTGCTGCCATTATATAAAGTTAAGGTTGCGTTCCCAGCCATACTGTCCAGTCCTGTTGATCGGTAGAACTCATCTGATGAATCATTCCCATATTTCCACTAAAGGCAAAACCATTCATTAGTACATCTTGCTTGTCAGGATAAAGAATTGGTTGTGAAATTCTACAGTTTGCAGTTGTTAAATTCTTATAGTCTTTTGTCATGATTTTACTCCATATGCTTTAAGAATATTAGCAAAGTTTTGTACGTCTTTATACTGTAAATTAATGTCAGTCTTATTCATTCCATTCCACTTGGTATTATACCCAAGATTTGCACTTATTCTATCAAGAGCTATAGATACAGCTGCTTGTACAGGACCCTTTGTTGCACTAAGATCATGTTGTATTTCAAAAGACATAGCATAAGGATATGTAATGGTTGTTACATCCCAAGCAATGCTCATCTGCTCGAGATAGACAACATATGATAAGTTCCTGCTAGGTACGTTCAAGCGCATTGGTACCTTGTACTGGTTCTGATCATTCTGTACAGCTTTAAAGTTACCGTACAGATCTAACAAGTTCTTTCTGCTACCGGCCTCACCTTGTAAATTCATCGTGGTTGCCATGGCTGAAAGTATCTGTGTTACACGACCACCATATGTATCGTAGCTCTGTGTGTTTATCTGATAGTTCCAGTTTAAACTATTAATATTAAATGGAAAATTATATGTTTTATTGCTAACGCTGTCAAATATAGATGCAACAGGTGTATGCAATGGCCTGTCTATAGCGCTGTGTTCATAGCCATATCCGAATTGATTTGTTTGGTTGATAAGCATTGTATTATCTATCTGTTATCCAAAAGAAGCACGGCTTGTAGTGGTCTGTGGTGCAGAGTTCCCATTCGTACTATCATTCTTGTTCTTTACAAGGATTGACAATAATTTATCAAGATGAGGTTGCTTGAATGCAACTTCTACAGCAAGTGCTGCTGCTTGGCCACCAACTGCTCCTGCTGTCTGACTTGATAAAGATGTTAATGCCTGAGTGCTAGCGCTAGCCATTGCTTGTGCTGATGCATGGTTAGAAGAAGTTGCAGAAGGGGATGGCACTGTTGTTGTCCCACCACTGGATGAACCTGTTGTCCCACCACTGGATGAACCATATGAACCATCTGCTCTAGTTGGGTGGTTGCTAGCACTCATCGGTGCACCGTTATAAGTACCATTACCTGTAACAGATCCACTAACTGTATTAAACTTACCTTTAGCCTGTTGGATCTGCTCAAATACATACTGTGTTGCTTCATATGGCCCCTGGATATTAATACCCATACCCTGCAACACACCCATAAGAACATTGGCGTACTGATCAAGCTCATGCACGCTCTTAACAGTCATGAGATCTCTGCCAACACTGTTTGAAAGCATCTTGATAATGCTGCCACTGTACATATCAATAAATTTGTTGGCACCAGAAGCAGTGCCCATCATCTTCTCACGGTAAGCATACATCTGATTATAACTTATACCAAGCTGTTGTGACATCATTGCCATTCCGAACTGACTGTTCATCAGGTCCTGACCAGTCAGACCAGTTCCGGCAAGAGCTGGGTTGCTGCCAGTAAATTTATTAGCTATCCTGCCAGCTGCTCCACTGGCACTAGTGCTACCACCCCACTGCATAAAACTACCCTGTGCAGCAATTCCAGCAGTTTGTCCTGCAGCAGTGTTAAAGTATGAGCCATTCGAGTTAGCTGTATTCCGCATTGATTGAATCATTGCAGCAGTTTGTGCTGGGTTCATGCCAACCTGCTGTAGTGCACCGATTGCCTGCGCTGTCTGACCCTGTGTCATACCATTCTGTATTTGCAGAGACTGAGCGGCATTCTGATACTGACCTAGCAGGTCTCCACGATAACCCAAGCCAATGCCAGCATTCTGTGCTTGCTGAGCATTACCAAAGCTGTATGTTGGGTTTAAACCACCCCATGAACGTACTACATTATCCATGAAGTTTCCTGCACTCCTACCATAGTCAACGTTTCCGTATCCCTGGGCTTGGTTCTGTGCGTAGCCTGTCCCTACCCTCACCATGCCTGCAACCTGATTGGCTAGCTGGTATGCATTGTAGGCTGTTCCAAGACCACCACCTATCTGGCCAAGAGTTAGGCCACCCTCTCTTTTACCAGTGTCAGGGTTTACTATTCCACCTATAGAATAGCCACTAATGCTATTAGCTATGCTCAGATTTCGATCTAGCTTTTTCATAACATTATAGATTAATTCTTCTGAGCTACCTTTTTGTAGCGGCCCACCACTACGGTCCCTACCAGCATATGCATTAGCAAATCCGGCTGCTGCTTTATCTCCGGTACCCATTATTTCTTTAATGGCTGCTCTGACATCATCACGATTACCGAACATCTCTTTTTTCATGAAGCTGCCGAGTGAGCCACCAAAGCCACGGGTACCCAGTATCCTATCGATCTGTCGTGTACCCTGATCGTATGCATCCAGAGCTGACATGTGGACGCCAGTGTTTCTGAATCCATACTTGTTTTGTATGTTAGAGAAGTTTTCTTTTAGTGCTTGCCTTGCGTTGTTGAATGCATCGGTAGCAGGGTATATCATTGTTGATGTAGCAGTTCGTCCACCGCCTTCTACAAGATGTAGCGCATGGCTGCCAGGCTCTGGTATGCGAATATCTCCATAGCCAGGTGCTTTACGCGGACCGTGCTCAGCGTCATCATAGTGTATTTCTTCAGGAGGAACTGATGTCCTACCCGCAGCGTCTCTGGTCGCTGCTCGTGCTCTTGCCTTGAGATCCTTTAAAGGGTCATTGATACTAAGGTCTACAGCGTTCTGTTCAGAACGGGTTGAAGCATGCTGACTTTCAAATGATTGCCTCTTCCTTGCATCAGCAAGGAAGTCGTATACCATGCTGCCGGTGGACCCACCAAACGTTGAAGTGGCAGATGATAGGGCTCTGTTAACATCGTTGAAAGTTCCACCCTGTTTGATGATACTTGTGGTCATCTCACGTATAGCCTGTAGGTTATTATTCAGAGCAGACTGGTTAGCTTCATTCATTGCACCAATAAGGCCAAGGATCTCTTTCATCTGACCCAGAAGGTTTACGTTCTCTTGGAAGAACTCAGCAAGTTTTGAAGCACGATCAAGCACGCCGCCAAGAGCATCGCCCATAGCCTGGAAGTCTTTTGCTGTTTGAGAAGCAGCAGACTCCAGGCTCGACATAGCATCAGCTGCACCGTTGGCATTAACAGTGATGTTAAAGACAATCTCTGGCACGGCTAATCACCAATCAGGTCAATATCGATATCATCAAACATGTCTATAGACTGTATCTGCTTGATGAATTCCATATCTTCTTGCTTTTCCTTTTCTGACTTTGTTGACTTAACCTGTTCATCAATATCTGAGAACAGCTTTAGCAGCTCGTTGGCTTCTTCAACACTCTCTGGTGTTACCCAGGTAACTCCGCTGTTGCCGCTGTCAGCTTCATCCTGCTTTTGCTTGATGTACTCATTGTACATAGCAGGATTATTGATCATCATCATCTGTTCGAACTTTCGCAGTTCATCTTCAGAATCTTTAACCTTATTGCGGTGTATAACAGCAAACAGCAACTGCTCTTGAACCATATTAAGATCAGTCTGGTTCAATATGCCACGCAGATATGCTACCTCTGCACGCTCAATAACATAAGGATCTAATTCCCATCTTTTGGGATATCATTAGTTTCCTCATCAGCAAAGATACTGTTGGTGGCGACTGTCTGCAAGATACCCAGTTCGCCCAAAACGACTATTGCCTTATCCTCTAGCCGCTGAATCTCATCGTACAGTATCTCTACAACAACGTCATACCAGTTTTGCGTGACATAATCAAACTTTTGCTTTAATGAGTTGACACTCTTAAGTGAAGGAATAAGAGGCCGATCATCAACGCTAACTAGACCTGCTGCTACCGTAGCTGATTTCCAGGCACGGTTAAAACCAACACTATCAAGATATGGTTTTGTGATCAGGCTGACTTCAATCTTTTCGTTGATAGTAAGAGTCTTAACAACGAACTTATGAAAGGGGATCTGGGTTACCTCACTCTGTAGGTAACCCAGGAACAGCAACCCCTCGAATTCATCCTTCCAGGCGTCTGGGAAGGTTGAAATATTTTCTGTCTCTTCAGTGAAACTATTTTCCATGATTCCTCTGGTCTAGGGTGCGATACACTATTATATCGCACCTACCCTGGGCGTACTAGTTCTTGTTGAGGACTCGTACGTATGGCTTCTTTACTCTGCGGCTACGGATGTCAACACTGGCGTAGTACTGACCATTAGTTCCGCTGACAGCAGTGGTAAGAGTGGTACCGAACACGTTGTTGGCCAGTGCACTGCCAGTGACAACGTTGCTGCTACTTACAACAGTGGCTTGTGGTGCGAACGTCTTGGCTGCACCAACACCACTGGTCATGTCAACACCGACTGTGCTACCAGCTGCAGTGCCGCTTGGTACAACAACGTTGGGGCAAACACCCTCGATCTGTACCCAACCAAAGTTACCTGTTGGGATACTGACCAGAGCAACTCCAGAGAATCCACCCTGCTTGGTACCGATAGCAGTAACGTAGCCACCCTGCGTGCTGGTTCCACTTACGTTGCTGCTGACGTTGTATGGTGTACCGATAGCATCTTGTGTGACCAGGTAGGTAGCCCCACTTGCAACCGTGATGTAACGGTTCTGCTCGTCGTACCATACTGTTGCCCAGCCACCGCTAATGGTGCTGGCAGTTCCGTTGTAAGTCAGTGCATAGCGAGCACCGTCAGGACCAACCAGTGTCTGGTTTGCTGCAGCACCGCTAAGCGTGGCTGCTGGCAGACCAATACCAGTGTTGCTACCAGCTGTACCACCAGCGTCATACCCCTGAGCGGCAAAGCCTGCGATGCTGAACGAGCTCAGGTTAGGACTTACCTGGGTGAGCAGGTTATTGAAGCTGATTCCGCTGCCAGCAGCCTGCAGGTTAAGACCATTAGAGGATTGTGCGAGCACGAATGTGCCACTAGCAGTAGTTACGCTACCGGTTCCAGTGTCGTCCAGGTTGACGTTAACAACCTTGATGATATTCTGGCGAGCACCCAGGCTGATCTTGCTGAATGTCTCTGCGTCTACTGTGTACTGAACACCTGGAAGCATCTTTCTGTGGTCAGGCAGGATAGCTTGACCGACTCCAGGTTGTAGCTGAATTACAAATGAACGAGCAGCCATTTTATGTTACCTTTCCTTAGAGGAGTTCTTTTCTTGAACGATATACGATACGGATAGTCTTTGGGATTGTCATGCTCTGGATGTTGATCTGCTCATCGATAGTTACGTTGGTTACAACACAACCCTGATAAACAATCTTACGTTGTGTGCCATCTGGCTTGTTGATAACCTTTACACAGGTTACTTCACCCTGGGCCAGCTGAGCTTTGAATACATCCAGAAGGTCACTAGCAGTAGAGAAATTCCCACCGAGCTGTGCCCATACTTCGGCATTCCATTGTTCCAGGAACATGATTTCTAGAGTCCCAGCACTCAAAGCGATTGGGAACGCAATCTCGATTGGGTATGGGCTGTCTAGAGGTTGAATAGGCTGAGGTTGCTGAACAGGCTGTGGTCCAACCTCACTGATCATCTGTGCATAAATCAGTGGCTGACCATTGTATACAAAGGCTGTATACCCACCACCTACACGGAATTTTGAATTAGCCATGTGTTCTCCTAGTAGACTACGAAGTTGCTCTGAGCGTTACCATAAACTACTTGACCGGTCTGCGTGTTAAGGCTGACATTGGCCTGGATGTAATTGATTGGGAACGTCGGTGCATATTGGAAGCTGACAGTAATTGTTGTAGGCGTAGCTGGATTGACTGCGAAGCTAAGGTTCTGATAGCCCTGAATCAGGCCATTGCTCAGAGCATTAGTAAGAGTCGCCTGTACAGTAGCCAGTGCAGCAGCACTTGTATTCTTTGTGAGAGGCCCACCAACCAGATAACTGTTGATCAGGTCAGTCCTTACAAGCTGTGCCAGTCTGTCACCAATTGCACTGATGGAAATCTCTTGTGTCAACCAGTTTTGTACATTGGTGGTTAGCCCATGCAGTACCCAGAAGTTTCCATCTGTCTTCTTGCGAACAACAAGAACTCCATAAGGCAAATAACTTGTCTGTGCATCTGTCAGGTTGATCTGGTTGGGGATGTCATTGAAACCAAGCACCTGCTTGTTGGTGATTGGCGTGCTGATGTCCGGCTGCTGGCCTACAAACAAACCAGCTAGTGCGGCAGCAACATAGTAACCAGCAATGTTAATTGTAGCGTTGCTCAAACCGTTTGTGGTGTTAAGACCAGGATTAAAGTTAACTACAGGAGGGTAGATAACGCTAACTCTGGAACTGTTAAAACCATTGGCAAGAGCCTGGTAACTAGCTACTGTGGTCTGAGCATTGGTGCCATCTACACCCAGGAAAGCTCTCTGATAGATACCATTGTTAGCCTGAGTGTTGATGTAAGAGTTGATAGCATAAGCTACAGTACCTGCAGTTACACCGGTGATAACACCACTGGATGTAAGTGAGTTGAGAGGTACAATAACATCAGCAGCAGTGTTGGACAGGTAGATTGGGTTGCTACCGCTAGTGGCTACAGTCAATGTGTTAGCCCAGTCACTGGGTTGAGCAGAGCCACTGTTCGATACACGAGCTACTGGTACGATACTTACAATACTAGCGCCGTTCTGGAACGCTAACTGGCTTGCAAGAACTGCTGGGTTGACGATAGTTGTACCACTGATTGCTGGCCCAATAGCACTGGATACAGCGTTCTGGCTGGTGTACCTACCGTATGCCCCCCAATTGTGACCGTACTGTAAGGTTAGCGTGCCACTGGGAAGTGCGTTAACTCCAGTTGCTGTAACACCAACTGTTGTAAGGGTGCTGATGCCGTTAGCAGTACTAATATTAAAGTTGTATCCGTATGTTCCTGTTACAGTCGTACCGCTAATGCCGCTAGCCCAGGTGAGAGTAAACCCTGAATAGCTAGCATAAGTACCGGTCGATGTGGTGTTTACCGTGGGAACAGTCAACTGACCTAGTGGGATACCACTGGTTGGAACTGGTGCATAGAAAGTATCAGTCTGACTACCTGGAGTGGGCTGGTCAGCTACAATAGCGATGCTAAGGCTGGTGGGGCTAACGCTGGTCAGCGCAGATGTTGTCTGCGTTACATACACACCAGGCACTTGGTAGTTAGAAATAGGCATACAATCTCCTTCAATGCTTTGTACAACAAACAGCTGCTTTTACAGTGTTGGTTGAGAGATATTTGGTTAAACTTATGATGTAGTCGTCTTGGTAGAGTCGTAAAACAGCTCGCTTGGCACATAGGCAGTGCCGCTTGTAACAACCTCTGTAATCTGTGGCACTTGGTAGTCATATTTACTAGTGTAGAAGTCACCAATGCAGCTTATTCTTACGCTAGCCTCATAGGTGATATCATCAGTGCTCCAAGGAGTACCGCTTGTGATGCTGTCACCCAGCGGGGTATAGGTATCGGGCTGCAGTGTCATACCAACAAGGTCATTGTTGTATATGCTGTTGTAGAATGCTGAGCTTGCCGGACTGCTACCGTTCATTAGTATAAGGTTTGTTATACTATCCCACAGTCTGTCTCGCTCTTCGCTATGCATGGCCATGATCTGTAGATCTATGCTGCCTTCAAAATAACCAGTACGAGTTACATTGTCTGCGGGATATGTTTGACCATTGATGACAATTCCATTTGTATCTGTGCTGTATACATCTGGCTGCAGACCAGACCACTGGACTTTCCCAGGTCTGAACTGCACAAGCACTGCTGGCCACTGAATAACTTCCAGCGGATAATTAATCGTGATGCTGTTGGGCACAAGATCCAGGCTGGTATTAACAGGAGAGCTCGCCAGTTGCTGGAACCCAGCATTAAGTGCTTCTACTATTGCTGTTTTAACGGCTGTTACAAACATTAGTAGGTCTTTCGCCCAGCATTGATAATATTATTAATGGTTTCACCAAGCTTGGTTTCTTGAATAATCCTGACGGGGTCATCCACAGTCATGCCGCGTTCCCACTCTTGTGTGCTTCTTTCTACAGCACGCTCGATAAAGAATTGACCAGGCTCAGCCTGTTTTATCCATAGTGGCTTGCCATCTGTCAGGCTGCCATCGTCGGCAGATCTGGTTATGATGGGTAGCCTACCGACATCATTGCGGTTTATTCTTCTAAACGCCAGGCTGCCATCAGCTTCACGAATAGGAATAACACGATCAGAAACAGTTGTGATAGGCCGCTCTGGCTCTCCCTGATCGTACTTTAAAATGTACTGTGCGCTCTCTGGCACAACAATATCTACGATGCCATCCTGCCAGCTGGGCATGATCTGGTTGACTGCGTTAGCAGTCTTTTTAGGTGCAGTTGTTTTGATGATCTCAACAGCACGCCTGGATATTTTCTGTGTTTCACTGGCTGGTAATGGTATGTTGTTCATATTATCGGCACGTTATAGTATGGGTGTGTGGTTGGCAGATTGTAAAGCGTAGTGAACTGATTGACTATTTTTGTTGTGTCATAGCTGATCCCTGGACCAGTCCTGACAGTTTGAACGTTAACTGAGCTCACTTCAAAACGGTCACCCAGCGCGGTTGGTGTGTCACCATCCCAGGAGAGCACTCTGACCAGCAGATCGCCAACCCGGATCTCTGGATACCATGACATCTGAACAGTTGGATTGTCTCGCCAGAACTGACCGGTGCTGATGTTGGCGCGGATCTGTGGAGTATCCGCAGCCAGTGTGTACAGGTGGTAGCAGGTTGTTTTGAAACCACCATTGAATGTGGTGCCATAGCAGTTCGGGCAAAAGCTATTGCCTGACTGCTTATAAACATTGCTCACACGAGACTGTACAGAAGCATTGGGATTGGTAGGATCAACACTGTCCTGGCACTGCTGACAGTAGCCAACCAGACCCAGCGCAGCATCTTCTGCACGCCAGAGCTGTCTTACAATAATCTGTTCACCGAACCACTGCAGAGTCTCGTCATGAAAGCGCTGCTGATTAATCTCAGCATAGATATCTCTTTGCTTTACTACAAGCAAAGGGCTTTCTTTCTGGTAGTAAAGATCTCCCTGCTGCACTGGTGGCAGTGGAGATGGGTCAATACCAGACATTGTTTATACGCCACCCATGTTAGCTGCGAACTCAGCGACTTCATTTTCCCAAACCACGCGGGCGGACCAACCCTGCTCTGCATACCAATCAATAAGATCTTGCGGGTTCTCGCCGCGATGCCAGTAGGTTCCCCAAACTTCTACAATCTCACGGGTGTCACGTTTAACATAATCGGGAATATGTACGCCAACTTTAGGGTTACCAATAAAGTAACGTTTATCCTGTGTGCTAACGTAGCCAAGTGGTTCTAATACCGGCTTTAGAGAAAGCTCTACTTTAGAAGATTTGTTGTTCGAGCCATAGACATTAAGAAACTTACCTTCCTTATGAAGGCGAACATTCTTTTCAGACATCTTCTTGCGAAAACTATAATCATATTTATGCTTTGCTAGGCGCTTAAGGTTGCGTGCACGCTGTTCTTCAAACGTAACTGTGCGGATATAATGCCCTGCAACGAAACGATTTTGGCGATACTTATTTGTTCTAACAGTTTCACCACAACCACAACCGCATAAAACTTCACGGTCCTGGCATCCTGGGCATGTTTTACGGTCTGGACCACCACGAGTTTTAATCTGTTCTTTTTTTTCTTTACAAACACGGCACACATATTGGAGAGTAACTGGCATATTAAACTCCTCCAAGGTTGGCTGAAGCGTACTGAAAATGCGGCCTTGCTGGATTGATAAACATTCGTGGGATAAGACCACCAGCAACCAGCAGGCTTCGCTTGCTTCCTACCATGAAGCTACGCTTCATCTGACGCAGCTGCTTGTCAGCGATTTCCTTGTCGAACAGATATAGCTGCCACCAGCGTTGGTAGTAGTCACGACGATCCATCCAGGCAGCATTCATACCGTTGGGTGTGGGCTGCTCGATGTAGTTACGAGCGATGTGTTTCAGAAAGTGAGCATAGGTCTGGCTGGCCAGAACGCCGTACCAGTTACTGGGGAAGATCACCGCAGCATTAGCACCTATCTCATAGGCTGGATTGAATACTGGTTGAAACTCAAAATTGATATAGTCAATGGCTTCTGTGCTCATTACCATGGCAACTTCTTCGTACATCAAGAAACCACTCTGCTGCATCTCCTGCAGGTAAGGGCCACCACTGGTGCTGTCAAAACTTTTGTCCAGTCGGTGTACTATTCCTGCTGCCAGCTGACGCTCATCATAACTCAGATTGCTCCAGTATGGCATCTGATCTGTTATGACCAGTTGATCAGTGTACTGCCTGTCACTGCCATTCACTGTGTATTGCCAGTTGACGTTATAGTTGCCCTGGATAGCAGTCTGTGAGCTGTCCAACATATACTGGAAGGTCCCAGTAGATTCTTGAGTAGCGTATGTGCCACTGGGAACTATTGTCAGACTACCGTCAGTGCTGGTTATGCTCAGACTTACATCAGGAAAAGTATTACCGCTCACCGTGATAAGATCAGGGTCAGTTAGAACCCCGTTAGAATAGGTCATTATACCAACGGGTTCTACTGCATACTGTGGGAACGGACGTACTCTCATCAGCCTATGCCAGTCACTTGTAGAACTGCATATGCTGACCCTATATTGGTAGCAGGTTGACCAGGTGTATTGCTTATAAGAAAGCTAAACAATACTGGATTTCTAGAACTAGCTATATAAGTAGCCATTTGGCTGTATTCGTTGGCGGTCTGGTAAGTAGTTGCTTGTATTATACTCGGATAAGATGTGCTAAATGTTATTCCACCAGCCTGTAAAGCTATAGTAGCTACTCCACCGGATGCAGCAGCGAACACAGCTACTCTACCCCATACTTGATAGGTTAGATGTCCTGACATTGTTATAGTCACGATAGCATTGCTATTTGTTCCAGCATTATTGTTATAAACTGGACCGTTACCATACGCACCAGATGTAGTTATTGATAAAGGAACTATATTACTGCCACTTATCGCTAGTATCTGACCATCAGCTCCACCAACGATTGAGTTGTTAGCAGCAAAAGTACTGCCACTTATTGTAATTCCACTGATAGTGTTGGTGAATGCTGCACCACTGGCGCTAGTACCAACCAATAACTGACCAGATGCTGGAGTGGGGAAATCACCATTGGCGATCTGGTTGCTGATGCCAAAGTCACTGGATAGTGGACCAGCGACCCATTGCGTTCCTGCGCTGCCGCTGGTAGCAGTGGTTCCTTCGCGGCCTCTGCCACCGCTGATTGTAATAACGTTTACTGTACCAGTGGTGCTGACGTTGGTTACATAAATGATCTCGCCACTAGCAGTAACACCGTTATAACCAGGATTAATAACAACAGGCAGATAGGTTCCAGTGGTCAGCTGGCTGGGGAAGCCAGTGCCAGTGAATGTAGTCTGAGTGGTGTTGAAACCACTAAGCGTACCGTATAGAAAATTACCGCGATAACGAGATGCCATGCTTTATCCTAGGCTAGCTTCCAGGCTGGACGTACTTTTGTTGTGTTGAAACGCAGGAAGGTTTGTGGCTGACGGCCATCTACTCCATAGCCCTGCTGAGCGGTGTGAACAGGATGGTTTACCCAGGTGTAGCTGGGGTCACCCTGTTGACCGTGGCTGATGGTAAGGATGTCACCGTTGGTGTTGGATACAACCAGAGCTACGTGCTCACCGGTTCCAGGACCATATACAACTGCGTCACCCGGCATGGCCTGTGCGGCTGGAACATGAATACCGTGCTGCAATAGTGTGCCGGTATATCCCCAGCCAGCATAGTTAGCGCCGTTGGGGTCATTGGCTCCTGCACTGTAGTAGCATAGTGTGAAGAAGCCGCTGCAGTCGGTATTGACAGGCCAGACTGGCTTGCTCAGATGCTCGTAGGCCATACGGCCTGCGCCCTCGGTGTAGTTGAAGTGAGCCTTGTTGGCCAAGAACCACTTGCCATTTTGTACGATATCATATCTTGCGTCAGTCATTGTTTTCTCCTGTTTGGTCTGTATTACCTAGTGTAAAAGCAACGGGGTTTTACATTCAAGTTGGGACAGTATCCCCACCAGCAGGACGATCTGGCTCGGCATAATCCTCTGGCACGGTCATTTCTGGTTCTGACCGCTCTTGCGAATCAGTTATTTGTTCTATTACGTAATCAGCTGCTGGTTGATCAAACTCATTGGTTATATTACCAACCGTGTCAACATTATTCTGGACTGTATAACCACCAACAGGAACGGCAAGTTTGTAAATGCTTATCGTTGGGTTGGTAGTACTGATCTTGAATGAGAAGATGACAGTCTTGTTAGCCAGATCAGACAGCTTGAAAAGCTCATTCAGCTTTATATGAAGGCTTGTTCTAGTTCTAACACTGTCTAGCAGGACTAGTTCATCGCTGGTAAAAGTATGCAAATAATGTATTTTTATAAAGCTGGCAGAGTCAGGCACTGGTATGGTGAATCGCTGACCGCCAAGCTTGAATGATCCCAGTCTGGTTAGTCCTACCTGTGGTGTGATAGGTCTGCCACCAGTCAGATAGTCATTAGTTCTTCTGCTAGCACTCATAATTTTCTACCAGAATGACCATTAGTAATTACCAGTTAGAGTCATATAAACTTGGGGCGACCAATCAGATACTGTAAAGCTTGTGCTGAAAGCACCAAGTGCGGCTCCCGGCAGAGATGAACCAGCACTAGGTGCGCTAGTATATATGCACGAACCAATCGGTGTGCCAGCAGAGTCAAAGTTAGGTATGATTGGATCAATACCGGTTAGTGCTGCCACTCTCATGTTAGTTGAAGTTGTTGCTGTGCCATGTCTCTAGCCTAGGTCAGTGGTGGGGTCCGAGGCCATGATTAGTACCAGATCTCAATAATGCCAGCGGCACCGGCACCACCGGCTCCACCGGCACCTGAACCTGAGCCACCGTTGTAGGAACCGCCACCGCCGCCACCGCCACCGCAACCGGGTGTCGTTGCCGTTGCGCCTGTGCCGCCATTGACGGTTGGATTTGAGCCGGGATTTGTTATTTGGTAAGTGACCAATGCAGCATTCGCAGCGGCTGATGCAAGACCACCAAGACCGCCAGTAGTGGCCGTTGCCGCAGTGCCACCGGAGCCGCCGACTACGCCTTGATTAGGTGGTGCGGAGTTGGTGTTTGAGGGTCCGCCACTGCCGGGGTTGTTCTGTGACGATGAACTGTTGCCGCCGCTGCTTAGTCCGGCTGCTGCGTACATACCACCATTGGAGTTTGTTGTGGCGTTGGCGTTGCTTCCCGGTGCCGGTGCACCACCGTTGGCTTGTGCCAGCACTGTCGAAGTATTAGTGTCGGTCAGTTTAGTGGTACTACTACTATTACCACCGAACCCACCATTGTTGCCACCAGCAGCACCACCGGCTCCACCGGCTCCACCGGCTCCAATCGTGGCGGTCAACGTATGCCCAGCAGTCACGGCAACGTTGACGATTTTGACTTCACCGCCACCGCCACCGCCGGCTCCCACTTGGAGAACATTGGTACTCGGTGAGCCGCCACCACCGCCACCGGCTCCACCGCCGACTAGTCGAACAATGACGTTGCTAATGCCACTCGGGACAACCCATGTGCTACCAGTGGTGGTAAGAGCAACGTAAGCGGTACCGGAAACACCTTGGAACCCTTGGTTGCCCTGCGTACCCTGCGTCCCCTGATTACCTTGGAAGCCTTGGTTCCCCTGGAAACCTTGAAAGCCTTGGAAACCTTGATAGCCCTGAGTCCCTTGATAGCCTTGATTGCCTTGTACTCCCTGGTAACCCTGATATCCCTGATTTCCTTGATAACCTTGGTATCCCTGTGTACCTTTAAGACCTTGATAGCCCTGACTGCCCTGGTAACCTTGATTTCCTTGGGTTCCCTGCGGTCCAGGAATAGGCACAAAGATTGCTGTCTTGTCGATATACCAGGTATTGCTAACTGCAGTGAACGCAGCTGTCCCAGGCACATAGATCTCACCAATAAGCATGGTGCCAGCCGGTACAGCTGGCTTGACCGGAGGATCAGTGATGCTACCATTGTTCCATCCAGCCAGTGTTATAGCAGTGCCCTGAACGACTGATACTGTTGTGCCACTGACAACTACAATGTCACGACGGTCTCCCGTGCTAGCAGCAACGGTTGTAAAGCTTGCTGCTGAGACACTGGTATTTGTTCCACTGATGGAATATGTTCCAGGCGTTAGATTGCCACTGATCACAGTGCCACTGGGGTTGGTCAGGTTCCCTGACAGCTGGAAGCCACTGATAACACCGGTTGCCTGGCCGAGCAGGTACAAAGAGCTAAGGTCGGTATTATCCAGTACAGCCTGAGCTGGCCAGGTTGGATTGTTCTGTGATTCGGGAATGATCAAAGCCATGGTTATGGTCCAGTGATCTGCTCGGTTACTGTTATCTGGTCACCAATCGAGCTCAGTGTAGCACTGGTGCTAAACGGAGTGGCGAACATAAGCCCGGTATAGCCAGTTCCAGAAACAGTTCCACGTGTATTAAAGATGCCAACACCATTGATGGTCGATGGGATCGTGTCTGATGCACCAACTGTGAACACACTGGTAAGAGTTACAACAGTGCTACCACTGGTTGCTGTGGTTGTCGGTGCAGCACTGATGGCTACAACACTGGGTTTGCGCATAAGACCGCTGGTAGTGATCTCACCCGGCAAATTGATAGTGGAGTTGGTAACAGCATTCATGTTGCCACTGCCCAGTGCCATGTACCAACTGGGTGTTGTACCGGTGAACAGCATGTAGTTGCTAGCTGTTCCTGGAACACTGCCCGGAGTGCTACCATCGGTTCCTGGTGTGTACCACTGGTCTACAGTGACATTGCATGGACCAAATGCAGCAGCTGGGTTGTTAATAACATTTGCATATACAACTGCACCGGTGCCAGATGTAACTACTACAAGTGTGTAACCTTGTAGTGCTCCACTGGTAACAACAATGTTATTAATGGTATAGCTGTTAGAGGTTGCGGTGCTACCGGCACCAGCCCATGAAACAGGAGTGCCACCGGATACAGTTGTACTCCAGCTACCGGCACCAAACAGGCCACGGGCCCACATCAAACGCCCCTGGTTAACAATCATTGTTGCTCCTCTGGGATGTCATTAAGCGTGTAGTGGGTCTGCTCGTAGTCGTCAGGGCGGCCACCAACGCCATAGAAATCTTGTAGCTGCTTTTGCAGGATGGCATTATCGCTCCACACCCAGAGAGGTGTGCCATAGCCATGAGAGTCCCAAGCACCACTGCCATGAACAACGGCGATAAAGGCCTCGTGACCTGGTAGCTGGGTGATATCCGGACGGCGAGCGAACTCGAGTGCTATTTCCCGAACGTCTTCATCAGTGACAGTATAGCTGTCAGGTATGGTTATGTAAGTTACTGTTGGCGCAGAATCGTCAGGGATGGCGGCGAGCTTTGGGTACTGATTGCCTAGTTGTACCTGCATTTTTTACCTTAAATAAACTGGATACTAGCACTTACCAACATCGTATCGCCGGGATTAAGAATCACACCATCAGCAAAGCTGGACTTCAAGAACATCTTGCCATTCGCAGTGTTGTTCCCACCTACTATGCGAGTTCCAGCGGGTATTACATTGGTACTGATAGGGCTGCCGTTGGCATGGCGAGTAATAGTAAGAGTATTCCCCGTGCCAGATACAACTGTCATTACCTCACTGAGCACCTGTACATCAAAAGGATATGTACCAGGAAAAACACTGGCATCTGAGACACTAACCGTTGTGGCACCAGGATTAAGCTGAGCTGTTAGTACAGTGTCAGCAGAGCTGGTTGATCCGTTAAAAAGCCCCAGGTTGGTTATAACCTGTGGGCCACTACTGGTTAGAGCAGCGGTGAGAACCAGAGTATCGTTAGTTGTGAACGTGGTCTGGAAACTACCAGACACCGCAACTCTTGGTCCAGATGGATTGCTAATGCTTTCATCTGTTCCCAGGGCTGGCGCTGCTCCAGTACCCCATTGCATGTATCTAGGCTGGGCAGCAGAGTATCCGCTCCCAACTAACACTGCAGTCAGGTTACTTCTCACCTGACTGGTCAAGGCTGTGGTTATCATCATCTTCCTTTGATGAAGTAACGGCACCCAGGAACTCCTGAGTACCGTCGCTTCTTATTATTTGTATTGATACGACACTTACGTTCGCAATAACTTCGTTCATCAGCTGTTCTGGCGCCAGGTTCTCTTCTGAGCAGTCTGGTACAGGTTGCCACTGTATGTGGCAAAGTAACCATCATACTCTTGTGTTTCGCTGGGGATGGTGTTGATCTGACGAACCTGCTGCTGCTGTGTGAGCGTGCCAGTGGTTGTGATCGTGGTGCCACCGGTAAGGATGGTGCTGTTAGAGATCATACCACCAAAGCCAACAGGGTAGTAGTGAACCGTTGCGTCATCGATCCAGTTGGGAGTAGCGTTAGGCGTGCCTACATAGCTGGGGTAGCTTGTGCCCAGAGCACCGGATAGTGATACAGCCGTAAGAGTTGGAGGAGTACCTGTACCGCTGACCACTGATAGAATAATACCGCTGGGTACAATAATGTCAACAACAGCACCACCATTAGCTGCACCGGTGTTACCCTTGAGCAGCTGAGCAGGGCCAGCATTAACAAAGAAGTTGCTTGCACTCAGAGGACCAGCAGCAAGAGCAGAAACCAGGTCACTTACCTTGGCTGTTCCAGTGATGGTGGTGGTCTTAACACCGGTACCAGTACCACTGATGGTGAAGCTGCCAGTACTGAGCACACCGGTCAAGCGCAGGATACCACTGGCCTGAGCAAATGCATTGACCAGGTTGGCCTCGTCAATTGGAGGGTTAGGGTTTGCAGGAGTAACGCCACCACGTGTTTGAGCACGCAGCGTGGCTTTGTTGGCCTGCTCCTGAGAAACGTTTGGGGTTATTGGCATTATATGTCACCTATTCTTTTAAAAGATTTACTGGATAGTGAGTGCACAGAACTCTAGAAGCCTCTGTTGGTAGTGTTGTACTGGTCGTTCTGGAATACAAATCCAGTATTATTCTGACCAGCCCAACCAGTTCCGCTAAGAACTGGGCTTGCAAAGCCGCTTACAACAGCTCCAGGGAATGTTTGTGGTAGCCAGACATTGAACCAGGGCTGGTTAGAGTACGTGGTACCGCTAAGCACAGTACCGCTAGGAATTACTGCCTTTAGCGATCCACTGTCGGCAACGAAGGTCTCTTCTACAGGGGCTGCTGCTTTTTCTGTTTTGTCGCTCATGCGTGCTCCTTATGATATGTAGAGCAACAGCCCTACTATCTACTTGTTCGGTTTAGGCTTTGGGTTACTAGTGCTATTATTCCAAACTTGCTCCCAACTCTGGCTTGGGCCCTTGGGCTCTGCCTCGTCTGGAAGATCAATCTTGTACATGCCATTGTTATCGCTAGCACCAACAGACAGGCTCTCGCGAAGTCGATCCAGGTGGCTTTCACTAGAATCGCTCTCATCAACGAGAGTTGAGATCTTTTCCATGGCATCATCTTCACTCAGAAAAGCGATTCTGCCACGTTGTACAGCCCGCAGAACGTATGGGTCCTGACGGATGTCTGCAGAAATAGGTTGAATACTGCCATGATAACCAGCAGCGGACAACTTAAAACTGCCCTTATCACTGCGGAAAAGCGTGCTGCCTGTCATCAGGTTCTCAATCCAGTCATTGGTCTGGATGTTCTTGAGTCCCTGAAAGTTTACAGCACCACTACTTCTTGCAGCGCTAAGGTCTGATGGATCTGGACGATGCTCTTCAAAGTGACCGCCAAGATCCGTTACCGGAAGGCTGACGCTCTCGCTGCTGACATCGCTGGATCGTGATACGCTTCTTGCCATTTTTATTCTCCTTGTTTCAAGGGGCTTGGCTGCCCTAACAGATCTAGGAATTCTAGAAGTGTTTTATATAACACAGCAAGTGCCGGGGCGATTTGCTTTCGCAGGGATCGCTCCCCGGCTAATGCTGCAGGTACTACTAGGCCTTGACGATCTTGCCGAGGCCACGTGGGTTAAGAACAATCTCGCTGACGAGCTCATCCATGACCCAACCCTTGTGGAACTTCTCAGGGGTGTTGTTCTCTTCAACGTCGAGGCTGTACATGACGGGGAAGACACCGAGGAACTCGGGACTTGGGGTCATGTAAACGGTACCCTGGGGAACCTCGATACTACGCTGAACCTGGAAACCACCGAACTGAACAATGCGCTCACCGGCTACAACGCGGTCCTTGAAGGCCCAACCGGTCTGGTTGATGTCCCACTTGTAGAGGTCACGGTAGTCGATGGGATTGAACAGCAGACGGCTGGCCTCCAACTGGTGGACCTCGATGAGGGCGACCAGGTCGTACATCGAGTCAGGGGTTACGTAACCCGAAAGCTCGTTGACAATGTGGTTTGGGCTGACCGTGTGGTTGGGGTCAACGGCGTAGTTGTTGATAGCGGCTTCAAGAACAGTGATAAGACGGGCGTCTTCCTGCATCATGATGGCCTGCTTGCTCATGTCCTGAGCGTATTCTACGATGTTGACTCTGAGGTACCAGAGGTCTTCCTTCTTGATCTGTGGGAAGGTGGCAATACGGAACAGGCGGACCGGAACCTTCTTACCTTCGAAGGGGGTTACGCGAACCTCACCCTCGTTACCCGACAAGATGTAGGCCTGGCCGTACTCGTCAAGGACGTCGTACATGACAGGTACACCAGGGGTCAATGGGTCTTCCAGTAGAACGTTACGGGTCATACCCTGATAACGAAGCTTGAGCTGGATAGGACCAATCATACCCTGGCCCAGACGGACCATGTAGTTGTCCTTGTCAGCAAGGATGCCAGCTAGACGACGCTGCTTTTCCTCACGCGTAGCAGTCTTACGACCAGTGGCGGAAGCAAGACGCTCTTGAGCCTCTACGATTCCAGAAACATAGTCGTCCGACTTCTTGGCTGTGCGCGGTGCCAGGTGGTCCGCTACAGCGCCATTAGGGGAAATACTCATGATTAATTTACCTTTCCTTAACTAGTTGGCCAAGCCAGCGGCTAGACGGACAACAATTTGTGTTGGGCTGACAACATCGATCAGCTCAGCGACTGGAACGGATGCTAGTGTGCCTGCAGCACCACTGGTTGTGGTAAGCTGGCCAGTGCCACTAGTTGTGTACAGAATTGTACGGGTACCGTTCGTTGGGACCGTGTAAGACTGAGTGGTGTCAAAGGCAGGAGCCGTGATGGTGAAGAAGGCGTTAACGCCACCCAGCCATACGGCCCAGGCATTGATACCAACCTGGGTTACGTCATCAATGTTAGGGTTACGGTCAAGAGCACTCAAACCGAAAGGCTTGGCATTGGCCGTACTGGTAGCACTACCAGCGTTGGCAACCGTGTCAGGTCCACTGCGGTACATAACCATGCCCGAGTAGATGTTGGTCGTGTCACTGGGGTCCAGGAACGTGTTGTATGGAGTAGCCTCATACTTTTCGTACAGTGGGGTGCACGTACGGTGGACCCCAACATTAGCTACGCTATTGAGTTGCAGCATCTTTCTTTCTCCTTGTAGGGGATTCTGTTAAAGTGTCATCAGCCAGTCGTCAGCAGAAAGCTGCTCACGGCTAGTTGTTGAGGCCGTTGTCAACCGACCCATCTCTGGCAGGCGGCTGTTACCACTTGCCACTTTTTGGCTCCGGGGTTGACGTGCCCCAGATTCTTCGAGCATGTCCAGGCTGGCTACAAAACCTGCTAGCTTAGCACTGTCCATTTGCTCAAACTTGGCGAGGTGCTTGGCACGGTCATCCTCGTTGACCATACCCAGCTTCTCAAGGCGCTCTACGATAGCCAGGCTCTCGAAGATCTTTTCACGGCTGGCCTGTACTGCACCCAGCGCATTCTGGTAAGGAACAAATGCCGGGTTGCTGGCATCCATGGGGAAAACCTCCTGCTTGTGTGGCTCTTGACCAGGAACAATTCCGGTCTCAGCACCATCGTTGTAGTAGTTGACATAGCCAGCATCTTCAGCGTTGATCTGCTCGGCCTCTAGTGGATTGGTGGTGTAGTCAGGCGTCATGACTCGAGCGCGGTCCCAGACACCAGCCTGGTCATCAAGGTCACGAACATCAACAGTTACACCAGTCTCCTGGCGACCGTTGGTGGCTTCCTTCTTGCCCTTGCCCTTCTTCTTCTTGTCCTTGCCCTTGCCCTTGAGCCAGGATGGCTTGCCATCATCCTCTTCGTCGTCTTTTTCGTCGTCGCCCTTTTCTTCCTTCTCGCAGTCCTTGCAACCCTTGCCCTTGCAGCTCTTGCAGTTCTTCTTGGCGGCGAACTTGTTGATCTCATCCAGCAGGTTCTCAAGTTCCTTGAGGTTGCTGCTGGCCTGCTTGTAGTCACTGGTGTTGATCAGGTCGTTCTCAATGTCAAGAACGATGGCTGCAACGGTACCGACAACATCATTAACATCAGTGTCGGTGTTAGCAAACTTGCTAACGGTGGCTGCCTCGTTACTGGCAGTGATCAGACGAGAAAAGTCAAAATCAACCTGCTCATCAATGGCGTTACGAATGTCACGGCTGGCCTTGTAAACCTGGTACAGGCTCTCATCGATAGGGTCAACGCTTGCAGCCTTCTGGCCAGCGCCCAGGCTGCCTGGAGGAAGTGCACCAATATTGCCACCAAAACCGGTGCTGGGAGCCAGTGTTCCTGGCATGCTTGCGGGGTCTGGGCCACCGAGTGCGTAAACCTGACTCATACCTGGCATACCAACAATCTCTCCTGGTTGACCGCCAGCTGGGTCAGCGGCGTCAAGGTCGGTAACCTGAATCATTCTGGTTACTGGACGGTTAGCAGAGGTGTTTGCCATCTGCTCTACAACTGGTACTTCAGCTGGAACAAGCGCATCAGCGTAAGGCTGAACACCCTGAAGGTGTGGGATCTGGCGAGGTGTAGCTGGCCCTGGGAGACCACTGCTGCTCCAAGCATTCTCTGCCTGCTTGATTAGCTCATTATCGAAACGACTCATTGTAGCTCCTCGCTAGTATTCTTGTCGGTGTTGTTTTGATCCATAGCAGCATTAAATGGTTTTTCTGATTTCATGGTTGCATCAAGCTGTAGTGCTTCTTGCATACGTACCACTGGCTGCTTTGGTAGAATCATGCTGCTATCTAAAAACATTCCAGGGCTTACCGGCATCTGTTGCTGCTTGTCTGCAGCTTCAATCCTGCTGGCCACTGCTTTTATTTTTTTCGTAGGCTTCTTGCTATCTTCTGGCTTCTGCTTTTTTCTGCTATTAAATACTTCAAAGGTTGGTAGAAAACGTGGGCCCTTGTTCTTAACAGTTTTTTCGTTGATGCCGGTAAATTTTGAGCTAGGTGTTCTCAGCCCTTCTGGTGGCAAAGAGCCATAACAGCCCTGTGTTTCACAGCTACCATTTACTATACTCATGTTACGGCATACATTACATTTATCTTTTTTAACTTTTTCTGAGTTTTGTGAGAACTGATCAATTATGGCAACAGGTGTCTGACCTTCAGCAGATGCACTTTTCTTCGTAGGAGCAGCTTTATCAGCCATGGCCTGCTGTTGAACCATTGTGGCCATGCTGTATTCTTGATAGGCTGCTTCAAGCTTGGGATCAAGAAAGCCACATGTAGCATTCTGGCAGATACCATCACGGTAACCACCAACACCACACTGTGGGCAGTTGTCAATTGGCTGACTGACAACAGGTATACGCATCCCGCTATAGCCCTGCTTGTGCTCTAGAGTTTCGCTGACTTTTAAGATGGGCATTAGTAGCGCCTCTTGTCAGTGAGCCAGGCACTCTCGTCAGCTGGATCAAATACAAAACTCAATTCGAAAAAGTTAGGGCGTATGCAGCTCTCGAATACCAAGCTCTCAGTGCGCTTACCCTCTTTGTAAACAGTAACCGTGCGCCCCTTCATGCGAGGAATGTGCACACAGTACTCGCTAGGCTTGCTGGCGTACTTACCACAAGCACTGCACTGGGTTCCATCAACGTCAGCACCCATGCTGACAGCCTTGAGCTTGCCATCCATTATTGCCCCAGCAAGTTTGGGGAAGGTTTCTGCATCGACTTCCATCAGGCAGTAAACACTGGCATCGATAACACCGCTAGCCAGTTTTGATTCTTTGTAGACAGCATCCAGGATCACACCACGAGCACGCTCGGGGTCACTGTTGTTGTGCTCTACATAAATAGGACGACCAACAAATGTCTTGTAGCTCTTCTTGATCTGGTCTACAGGCCAGCCATCGTAGTTGGCATTAACACGGCTGCTGATAGCACGGCTAGCCGCATAAACATACCCCTTCTCTGGATTGAAGTTGGGGAAGTCTTCCAGCTTTACTGGGGAGATCTCGATAGGTTGCGTACGGGTAGACAAAGACATAAGACTGTTACGTCCCATGAGTCCAACTGTTGGTGCGCTATACTTTATCATATTCAACGCCTAGTTTATCCAGTACTGCTTTTTACATCATCTTAATATTTATTTTGTGTTAATTAGTTTTCGCTTGAGCAGTTCATTTAGTTCATTCAGCATAATTCTGTGCTCTTCACTGACTTCCAGGTGATACTCTGCAAGTTCAGCAGATATACGATCAGCACGCTTGGCAGCTATAAGAAGAATAGCTCCCTGCAGGCCAGCCAGAGTAGAAAGACACAGATTAAGCAGGATATAAGGATAAGGATCAAAAGGCTTGCTTGAGGATACGTTGTACCACATCCAAGCTGCCATAAAGCAGCAAAAACTAAAGACAAAAGGCCAACTGCCCATACTACGCCGCATAACATCAGCACTTTTTTCTCCGAATGTCCTCTGGTCTCCACTACGGACCTTTGGGTGAAAGTCCCAGTGGCTTACCTTTTTGATGGCACGCATCAAACTTCTCCGTCTATTAGACCTCTGTGATAACCTTTGTGCTCAGCAAAATCTTCTTTGATAGCATCAATACGCATGTGCAGGACATCCTGTCCCTGCTTTAGTTCTGTCAGTCCATTTTCCATTCGGTTCAGCTGGTCTTTACCGCTACTACCACCATTGGGTCTCCACTGTGATAGCAACTGCTCAAACTTGTCATCGATGTCTTCTTTGATTACATCAATTTTATTATCGCTGTGCTTGATAACAAGTTTGTAGATAAAGCGTGCTATTGCGCCGAACCCGGCAGCTGCAAAAAAGAAGTTTGCTATATATCCAAACCAGGCATTGCTAGTGTCGAAGAAGCTGGCAACCATATCAATCGTCATCCTCGAGCTTCTCGTAGATACTGTTCTCAAGGTTCAGTTTGTTAGCATTGCGTGCTGTAAGCCCTTCGCCCTCTTTGATAATATCTATCTTGACCAGTGGGCTAACAATATCCAGGAAGCTGCTCTTGTTAAAAGATGTCTTTGGCAGGATTCTGGGTGAACGATCATCAAATAATCTGCTCATATGTTTTCCTCTTTAGTAGGATCGATCTGTCGTCGTGCTGGTTGATTCATTCCACCCTCGCCATCGCTATGGTGATCAAGATCAGTTGGCTCAGGAATCATTGGGTCTTCACTAGCTTCTATGAGCGCCGCAAGGTGCGATTTAAATTGATCTTCATCAAACTTTTCATAGCTGTCATCAAGAGTTACCTTGATGCCACTGGCCAGCTTCATCTTCCTGCGCTTACGGCTCTCCAGAGGTGTTGCGAACTTCATTCTGCCACCGTACTCAACACGTTCATTGATAACGCTGCCATCACCAAAACTGGTTGTTAGCTCTTCGTCATCAACACCAGCTGTCTTTTTCTGTGGCCCATTCTTGGGGCCCTTCTTGCTGGGCTTTGGCTGTGTTTTCTTTTGATCGTATGATTCAGCTGGACGCTTGCGTTCTGTACCACGCTGTGTCTGGGTCTGCTGCTGTGCTTCCTGGTTGATCATTGGGTACAGCTGAGCACCCAGTGCAGCATCACTATTTTGTGCTGGCACGCCGGTCATGTTGGGAGCAGCTGGTGGTGTAACAAGTCCAGCAATTGCACCTGGTGCTAGCTGTGCAGCTATTGCTGGGTTCTCCATCATTGCAAGATAGGCCTGGTATTCCTGAATGTATTCTGGTGGGATTGGTAGTTGTTGCACCAACAGCTGCTGGAAGAGCTCTCGCTTGAACTGCTGTTCAGCTACAACGCTCTTTACCTTCTCTTCACGACGAGTCTCTAGCTCGTCATCAAAGTCAATCGGGATGTTGACCGCAAGAGTGCCCAGACTGATGGGAAAGCCTGCAGCCATCAGGTTCTGCAGGAAGCCTCGCTCAATGGTTTCATCACGCAGGTTCATGCTGCGGAAACGCACTTCTGGGATGGCCAGCTTGGGTCGCTCTTCGATGTACTCAGCACCGGTCTCTTCATCCACCATGAGAACAGTTTCCATGATTGGCAGTGTCCTACCATTCACTGTACGCATCTCATAGTGGCCCTGACGCTCTGCGACAGGCTCCATACGGCTGCGAATAAAGCCCTCTATCTTGTGCTGATAGGTACTAAGCATCTGTGTGATCAGTTCGCGGTTAAGTGCACCACTAGCGTATGTACCACCATGGCCACCCTGCAGCAGGTCAGAGCCAATGCCGAACACCTGCATGATCTTGCTCTCAACACGCATGAAGTCAGCATCCAGTCGTGGCATGCTCTCACGACCAAAGGCATTCTGAATTTGTAGTCCATGGTGATAGGTCATCAATCGGAAGTCCGAGTTGATTGCCATGCTCAGGTCATCTCTCAGGCTCTGGAGCTCAGTAGCATCAGGGATCCATGGTCCGTCCTGGTCTACGTCAGGAAGACCCAGAGTAGCAAGTATGAGAGGGCTATATAGGCGATCAGCAATTGCATCTTGAGCAGCGTTGAGAGACTCCTCAAGCATAAGCATGCGAAAAGCACGAAGCAGAATAGGAGTACCATGCTCACTCCAGGGGTTAGTATTGTGCGTTACAAGGCCAGCAGTAATGTGGGTATGGTGCTCATCAATTCCAATGGCCATTGTTTCTTCATCAATACCCATTTCAATTTTTACAATTTGATCATATGGGAATTTAGATGGGCGTGTATTTCTAATAGGCGTAGTGTTAGGAACTTGCTTTCTTGAACAAAGCGGTTGCACATAATGAGATAGCAAAGACTTAGCCTCTTGCTTGCCAACAATGAGACGGTGACCATAACCAGAATCCGGTGCATAGTCATATTTAGGCACGTCATAGATTCTTGATTCTACTCCAAGGAATGACAACAATGTTTGACAATCTTCAAGCAGTGAACGGTTCATACTAGTCCATACAACCATGCCATTTGAGTCAACATGACCATCAGTATCTAGATAACCAGCAAGAAAAGCTCCCCAAACTTCAGGCCCACCATCCCAAATACAAGACGGGACTCTCTTTGTATAAGTAGTTTGCCCCTTGATACCAGCATCTACGATTAATTTCTTGATTAAATTAGGATTTTTTGTTTGTTCACCCTGTGAAATAACGAATGATATCTCACGGTCACCGGCTTGCGATAGTTTGCAACCATATCCGGCAACGAATTCATTCATCCAATTTAGTATTTCTTTGTCTTCATTGTGGAAAATAATCGTTTTATGGCCATAGCTACCATCACCAACCATTAAACCAAAGAATCTTGCTTCATCGGTCGATACATTGCTGGTCATCTCAGGATTATACGAATGGCCGACCAACAAATTTGTTCCGATAGAAAGATCGGCAGCTTCTACCCAGCCATTATCAGTAAGGAATGGGTGCTCCGAGTTAACACCAATCTTTCGACCTTGCTTAGTCGTGATCCAATAGATTGGTTCTGGTTCATTAATACCTTGGTGACTAACGGTGCTGCGAACAATCTTATTCGTAGTCTCATCCCATGCGAGCACTTCATCGCCAACAGCAAGGTCTCTTGCCTGGACAGGACCAGTTGGGGTCATTATATCAGTAGAACCAACAACGCACTTGAACTTGATCTGTTTCATGATCACGTCACTGACAGGGATCTCTTTGTCCTGACGTGCCCAGGCAACAACGTCTGGATACATCTGCATGAGCATCTGATATTCCTGTGAAGGGTCACGAGTCTCAATAAGCTTTTTGATCTCCTGAGGTACCTTTACATGGTACTGATAGGTGCGTAGCGCTCGGTTCTTTGCAACGATAACGTCATTTGGATTGATGATTTCATCATCTTCCCAGGCACCAATACCATCGTGCCAGCTGCCCATGGCAAACACTTCACCAACGGTCCAGTGTTCACGGCCCAGGTCAAACAGGAACTCCTGATAGTTTAGACCATCAAAGAACATCTCGTTGTAGAAGTCACTGATGCGCTTGTCGTGATGGACGAGCTCAATGTCAAGGAGTGGGAAACGCGTGTAGATATCAATAAGACCTGGTACCAGGTAGTGTGTGGTGTAAAGCAGGCGAGTCCAGTCACGGATTTTACGTGTTTGTTCGTCGGGGTCCTCCATGTTGAACCACCAGGTACGCTCACGCCAGTATTCGAATGGGTCGTGAAGCTTGGGCCAGGCCCACTGAGCATCACTCCCAGTGGCAGCAGCAGTACGGCCAAGAGTACGGGATACACCGCCCTCCATGTTAACCCTGCCACCCATCGTATTGAGTCGCTCACGGCCTTCCGTAGGCATTCTGGCAACATCACTAGCGAAAGATCCTCCGGTACGAACATTGCGTAGCAGCTCTTGCGTTTCAAGGCGATTGCGCACGGGGTTGCTAGAGCCAGTAATACCGGCTTTGCGCATGTTGTTAAGCTCCGCTGAGGCGCTCCAGTCTTTGGATGGCATTAATTATTCCTTAGAAGGTTGTACAGCTGCAGAAGTCAACTCCACCGCCAACTTTTTGGTGACCACATGCATAGAACTCGAGGCTGTTACTGAAGCGGATAACTCCGCCACCATCGTTCTGGTCAATAGGGTTACCATTGAAATCAAAGTTAGCACCAACGCGACGAGTGCGAGCTAATCTTATATTCTGTTGTCTTTCCATGTCAACTCCTTATGCCTGTGGTTCAATCCATGAGATACGGCCCAACAACTGCACGCCTACACCGTTAAGGTTCTGAGCGACCAGTGTCAATGTGTCAGGACCATCTGGGTAGATGTTCTTGTCTGGTGTTGCCAGTGCTGCAGTGGTAGCAGTACCGCCGTTGAGGATGCTGTTACCGAGGTCACGAACACCAGCAACGTTAACTTCCTGTGTGGTGTCTACGAAGAAACCACCGGTAACTTCACCAGCAGCCAAACCACTAGCAACCGTAACACCATTGGGTACAGAAGAGTAGTCAGCAATCTGGCTAAGCGATGAGTTCGGGCTGTTTGCACCAGCGACGACGTTTGTCCACTGTGGCAATGTTCCACCACTGATAAGCTGTGGCACGCTATTCAAGTAAGCCTTGATAAGCACGTTACCGGCACCAACCCCCTGTGTACCAGTAACTGTAACCGATACGTCAAGTGTCTGCAGCTGCAGCTGTACACGGTTAGCCAGTTCGTGCGATCCAAGGATAGAACTTGTTTGGCCATTGTCAACGCTAGGAGCAATACGAATCGACATCAGAGACTTGGTCTGACCAGAAGCCAACGTAATTGGAGTAGTCTGACCATAGGTGAACAAAAGGTTGGCGTCAGGCGAGAAACCACCATCCATTGTTACTGCAGTACCCCAGTGGCTAAAGTATGGGCTGTGCGTAGGCATTGCCAACTCAACCGTAGTTGGTGCGGTAGCAGAGTATGAGAATGCAGTTCCTGCAAGTCCCATAGCCTGCACTGGAACCGTTGCGCTGGCGTTAGTCGATACAGAAGCATTGCTAAACGTAATGAAGTTACCGCTGATGGAAGTAACGTATGTGTTGTCGGGGAACAACGTCGGTGCAGTAACCTTAGAACCAATTGCAACACCGGTAATAGTTCCGCTACCAATTGGGCTACCAGACGTTAAAGAAAGCGTCAGGGAAGCAGGGGTAGCAATACCACGTGTCAAACCACCGAAGCTGTTAGCAGTTACAGTTGTGTAATTAACGTATTCAACACCAGTCGTGGCGTTCTTGATCGCAAGAGTGCCTGATGCAGGGAATGCGCTATTGCCAGCTGGATTCAGCGTATTGTTAACATAGATTGTGGTGTCTGTTGCACCGATGCCAGATGTGGTAGTGGTAATTGGTGGGATCGTAGATGTTTCGTAACGACCCGGCAAGTTACCAGAGCGCATGTAGGCAGTGGTGTTGATGTTGTTGTTAGCCAGCTTGTGGCAGAACAGGATGTTACCATCAGTAGTTCTCAGGCCCCAACGCACGAAACCAGCTCCGTACCACGAGTAGTCAAGGTACCACATCTGCATCTTGGTAATGTCAAGCTTGTAACCGCTGGGTCCAGTTCCATCAAGTTTGTCAATGTTCCATTGCGACTGTGGCATACGGTTGTCGACAGTGGCTGTAACAGTCACGTAGTTGGCAGTAATACCACGGTAAGCAGGGCTAATGGTGATCTGCGTATCGCTAGTGATATCAGTAACACGGTAAGAGCTACCACGGATAACAATGTACTGACCAGGGGTCAGCTGCTTGCTAAAGATGGTTGGGAAATTGCCATCGGTTGCAGTAACCGTTGTGCTACCGTTTGTTACAGTTACACGACCAGCAATCTGCTTAATTGAGCTACGAAGAACAGCGTAAAGCTGCTGACCATCGTACTCGAAGAACATGCCGTTCTCTTGGTTGAAAAGACCCATTCTCTGTACAGCACCGTACCAACCATTAACTGTGCAAATAAAGTTTGCAGGATAATCAGATGGTGAAGTATTGCCAAGAGTACCAGTAGCAGTAATAGTGAACTGAGTGGCATTAAGAATGTTGGCAATAGGGTATGTGCCGTTGTAACCACTAGTAATTACACCAGCGATATTTACACTTGTACCAGGAGTAAGGTTGTGCTGTTCACGAGTTGTTACGGTGATCGTCGAACCAGGAGTTGTGCCAGTGGCAGAAATACCATCAACGGTAAAAGCAGTGTTGAGGATCGTACCGGTGGCCATTTCAATACCCTTACCAGACTGGTAGTGGAAGTTACGACGAGTTTGACGAATCGCAGATTGGTGGTTGCTCAAGCTTTGTGGTCCGAACAGCACACCACCGTCAAATGGACGCTGAGCGAACAAAGATTGGTTGCGAGGAGTGATTAAACCACCGGTAGGAGTACCACCAGGTGCGCTCAATGCATAGTAGGTAAAACTGCTAGCACTGGTAATACCAGTTACATAGAAGTTACCATTCGCAGCAGCTTGGCTAGTACCGCTAACGCTAATTTCATTACCAATGCTCAGGCCATGAGGAACGGTTGTCGTTACAGTAATCAAGTTACCTGAGTTGGTAAACGTTGGTGTACCGCCGATAGCAGCACCGGTGTAGTACTGCTGCTGCCAGACCTGAGTCTTAAATGTGTCAAAGAAACCCGAAGTACCACTAGGAGTACCAAATGTGTTTACTGTCTTGGCAGAGTAAGTGAACGAGTTTGTGCCGCTTGTTTCTACGATGAAGTTACCGTTGGCTGGAGCGAAGAAAGCATCTTGCACAGAGAATGGTGTGCCTGGGGCAAGACTGCCACCACTTGTAAGAACAGTCACTGTCTTGCTGTTGGCACTCATAGTCATACCAGTTACGGTAAGACCAATAGTAGCCAGCGAAATTGGTGGGTACATGTTATAACCAGCAGGGTGCCAGTTAGTTGTGCCGAGAGCTTCCCACTTAGAAGTCTGGTTACCATACTCAAAGTCGGTGTCAATCATCGACTGAGGTGTAGAAACGCGCTGCTTACCTACTGGGTCGTAGAGTTCTTCTACAGGAACCGTACGTTGAGCATATTCATCAACCGTGATGGTGATCTTGTCTGTAGCAAGCATGCCGTTTGTGACTGCATTAAATACAACCGTAGTTACACCCTTGCTGGAGGATGTGGGAAGGTTTGTGGCACTAGAGATTTGGTTGCTAACTGTAGCTGTGAAGTTAGCAAGCGTAAAAACAGGGTCACCGACCTTGAACAACGTTATGCCACGAGTAGTGTTTACCACCGAAACAAGACGCTCTTGTGGAATGTATTGGTTAATTACGAGGGTCGCTGTTGCAGGTGTAAATACGTAATTATCGTAGTACGATGTTGTCTGTGCCATTATTTATTTCCTTAACCGAAGTAGTCGTGGTTGTTGTCAACACCTGAGAATGGTGTTGGGTTCTCGTTGTAGTTAGTAACAACGCCACCAGAAATGGTAAGCATATCAGAGTCAGCAATATTAAGTTGACCGATGCTACCATCAACCCAAGTAGCTTCTTGGCCAACTTGCATAGCACTAAAGTCAGCAAACAATCCAGGCAGTACCCAGTCAATAATACCCGTACCACCTGACGCTGTCAATCTATAAGCAGTATAAAATAAACCATCTGTAATCGGGATAGAAATCAGTGTTGGTGTGGAGGCGGCAGCAATGGTTGCTGTGGCCAAAGTCGCCCAGTTCGTCGAGTTGTATAAACTAGCTGACGATGTGTAGTAAGCATTAGGCGTGTAACGGTCATATGTGCCTTGCAGTCTTACTGTCGCTGTGCCTGTCCAACCAGATTCTGCATTCAAAAGAGCTGTGATTGATTGGATGTCCTGCAGAGAAACAGAGGAATCAGGTGCGCAAATGATACTAACATCGACTGCGCCATTGCCATTAACGTTGAGATTAAGGCCGGGGTTAACTGAACCAGGTTGTGCATAAGCAATGTTGCCACTGGTTGTCATATAACCAACACCACTGCTAGTAAATTGTTGCCCATATGCTACTGCTGGAGGGTATACCGATCCTGGCGTTCCATCATTGCCGTAGTTGGTAACGAACTTACCTAATGGCCATGTCTTCTTTGTTTGCTTTGGGCCTTTGCCTTCTGCGATGTTCATAATGTCTCCTATAGACTCATGTAATCAATGCCAAGATCCGGCGTGCTTGACTGCTGTAAGAATCTAAGTGCATTGGCGCTAATATCATCATCTGCCACGCTTATGATTGGTGAATCACTGACAGGTGCGGATTGAACCACCTGTAGCCTTGGAGCCTGCTGTTGTGGTGCAGGTGCTGGCTTGTTGTTCACTTTATTTTCTAATGATTTGATAGAACTAACAACTGGTGCTAGTGCTACTTTCAACGCTTCTGCTATTTTTAATTCAACAGGTATTTCTGTTTGTTTTGGTTCTGGTCTGATCCAGTACTTATTGAGAACCAGACTGCACAACTCCCATATCAAGCTATCAATTTTATATCCCGATAGACTGTTGATACGCTTCAGTTTCTTATCCCAAACGTATTCATACTCATTGCCAGAAGTATCTGTGAGAACACCATAGGCAACGCTCTCATCTTGATTTATTATAGATAGCTGTTCAATATTATATACAGTCTGTGGTTCTGGCTCTTCTATGATTTCTTGAGCAACAACCTCAAGGATCTCTTCAGCTGGAGCCGAAACGATCTTGGTTCTGCGTGTTTTAAACATATCTTTACTCGGCAAATACCAGTTCGTAGTCGGCCTTGCGCTCAACGCTAGCAGTGCGGTCGTCCCAGATAACTGCGAACTCACTGTCACCAACTGCTAGAACAGTTCCAGCGATCTTGGTATTTGGCGTCTCAACAACCACTCGAGACTGTACCAGGGTGCCTGAGTTGATATTGGCTACAACGCCCATAGTGAAATCAGTACGTGCCTGAGCGGTATTGAAACCACCGGCCTGCTTTTTAATCTTGTTCGCAGCTCTTTGCAACTGTGGATTAACGTTGGCTTCACCAAGGTCTGGTGAACCAGCTACCTCTGGCTCCATGACCATCAGAGCATAGTCTTGAGCAGGGTTTGGTGTTCCACTGAACCCAATGTTCTGAACGTTATCGTCAAGGTGAGCTCCGATGCCTTCACGCTGCTCCATGTAAGCTTTCATGTTGCGATCAAAGTCATTGCCCTCGTTGATGTAGTCACCAACCCACTGCTCACCTGGCTGAATAAAGTTAGGGTCTGCAGGCATCTCGTTGCCCTCTGCGGCTTCGAAGATCTGAGAGATTTTAATGTTTAAACGGGGTTCCATAGTTACTCCTGTTATCAAGTACATACACTACTGTATATACAGTCTATTATTACATTGTCAGGGTGTCGAGAAAGGCTGAGGCGGTAGTGGTGCTCCGTCCTTGCTCTTCTGATTTACATCTGTTGTGACTGCTGGCTCTTCTTTTGGCATATCTGCGCTGGGGAATGTCTCTTGCACAGTGGGTGTCATCTCATCTGTGCCAGATGCAGCTGTGTAGTACTTGAACTTGCTGGCGAAAGCCCAGATGTTTTCCTGGCTGGCAGACCTAGCAGCAGCTGGCCTGTACAGGTTATCAAAGTTAGGGCCTTTTACCGTTGTGACAAACTGCAGGCAACGTTCATGCACATCAATAGGCTGACCATTATCTGGGCGCCTGCCTACAGTTAGTAAAGGACCACGATCACCAGTGCTGGTAACGTTTTCGCATATGATGCAAACGTGTTTGTTGGGTGCTACTTCCTTTGGTTCGGGATAGTGTTGTTGTTCCATGTTATTCTCTTTCCCAGATCGGTATGTCATCGTCACCAATGTCTGGGCGATCTATACTATTACCAGCATCAGGATTAATACTCAAATGAGCTTGGTGAAGATCACCAGTAGCTCTAAATGCGTTGATCGCATCACCTATCTTGTCGTTTGGAATTTTTCCACCAATGTGTCCTTCTATAAGAGACTGGGCATCTTCATCTGGTAGAGATTTAAATACCGCTTCAGCGCTAGGTGGAGCAGGCATAACCAGTGGGTGGTAACCTTCATTGATCATCTTTTGTTGTGTGCTGACGCTGGGTGGTTCAGCCAGTTCGGTCTTCTTGCCACCGCCATCAACATCTCTGGTAAGATAGTATGGATCAATATCTGCAGCAGCACTGCGAGGAAGCAGATTCAATGGGTGATTAAAATCTGGTACGCTTGAGTTTACCGAGCTGCTTGGCACTCCATTTCTTTTGTTAAGGCGTAACAAAAGCTTATGCATGATGGCTTTATGACCAGTTGGAAGAACATTATAAACTTTTTCCAGGCCCTCATCATCCCAGGTGTTGCTATCACGATATTGTACTACTGCTCTCTCACTGCTATTCAGAGTGCTTTCTGCGTAATCATCACCAGTTCGTTTTTTTAGCGTTGATTTTAAGTGATCAACGATATCACGGAATTTTACTGTTTGATATATCTGACCCATGTATGCAAGATGTGGTCGAACAGTTGGATTGGTTTTTACCACATGCGTTGGGTCAATGCTCGAGAGATATACTACATCTGTTGGTGAACGATCAGCTATTGATCTATGACCACCACCAATTGCTCTCGCTCTGTTTACAACATCTGCTGTGCTGTCTCGGTCATCATTTTTCCAACTTATATCTTCCTTACGGCAATCACATGGGCTACCATCTTCTTTGGTATATTCATATTCACCATCACAGGTTTTGCAATCTTTTTTAGGAAAAATACTATAATTGGTACTGTATTCTACAGTACTAAATCCATCACGTTCATGACCAAGTTCGAGATCAAGAGTTAGAGCAGACACGCCATTCGTGTTTGTTTGACGGGCACGTTCTTTTCTATCTTCTATCTCTCCCTGCATCCTGTCTTTATTTTTTCTGTCTACAAAACCTCTATAGGTTCCATCGTCATTGGTTCCCTCAATGAGCACAGTAGCATTAGGATCAAACAGATAAGATCCTGGCAAATTGTTGACGGATGGATTCCTGTCATCGGAACCATACCAGCTAACAATGTCTCCTTCACCAATTATACCTGTTGCAGCACCTTGGACATTGTTCTTGCCAGCAATAGCACGAAGACCAGCAGTTGTGTCCTTCCACTTGTCTTTAACCGCTCTGTATGCACTTTTCCTTGCAACGTCTTCTTTTATAGCAGGATCAAAGCCAGCTTGGACCTTGATCATGTGGTCAGGTGCTGATGAGAACCCAAGATCTTTGTGTGCTTGTCTTATGGGGTCAAAAATCTCCTTTAATAAACACCCATTAATGCAACGAGATCCAGAGCAAAACTGATTGTGATTGTGTGCTGAACGGTTCCATACACCAGATGAGTAAGCAATATCCGCATACTCACCGGGCATGGTTGGGTCTAGAACAATATTGCCATAACCATTGCAGCCCTCACATTGCTTTCCATCTACCAGGCCCTTGCCATGGCATTCTTCATGCGAGTCACCGCCCATTGATGCAATAAGGTTAGCGGCAGTTGTATAGGCTTGAATCAGTGCAGTATCTGTTTTTGGTGTGTTCTTTCTGAGGTTTTTTGGAGATAGTCTGCTAGCACGCTCTTCTTTAGAAGGTGTTGGGACGATCCCACCGCGGTAGGCAGGCTGCCAGGGGGTACCAAAACTCTCTGGCTCAAGAGTCTCACCACGCAGCTTTGCTTGCTGTTCTCTTTCTTTTTTAAGACTGTCTATTCTATTTTTTTCTTCTTGCGAGTAGCTACGCAGCACATAGTAGTTACCAACTGGTTGAGTCCTGTCTTCTTCACCACGTGAATTGATTCGAAAACGGTTGTCCTCTAGGTCTTTTTGGCTGTTGGTAAGAATAATACTTTCAATGTGCTTGCTATCGATACCTTCTGGCAAGTGTTGCCAGTTGGGAATTCTATTGCCACCTATTGGACCTGATTCTATATCATCGTCTTCAGAGGTAAGCCTTTTATCAAAATCTGAAGCATACTTGGCATTAAATGTTGTTCTCAGCATTGTATTTTTCTATCTCGTAAGTCTGCTTGATTGTGGGAGGTATGGGAAGGTCATGTTCAAAACATCTGGCATTACTGCATTCAAACTGCTTTTTCCATAGTTTTGTGCGATATGACCAGCAAGCTGCGCCACTGAATGGTTGAGCCTATCACTTTTTTCATCCAGTAAACCACCGCCAGCGCTACTGTACAGATCATTAACAATATCTGATGTTGCTCCATATATGTTTGTAAGATGATTCGTTAGTTCATGATCATCAGATCGCAATATACCTTGAGATTTTAGTTGATCGATCTTACGATTAATGTGTACAACATTGGGCATAACGTCTTCATGGATACCTGCAAATCTTTCCATGTTGCTAGCCTGGGCCAGCTCAGCTGCATGTACCTGTCTCAGGTTCTCTTGTAATGGAATTGTTCCACGAGTGATAGGTGGTTTATCAGCACCAGCGGATGGAGACATTCTGGTAATGTTTTCTCTTAGCCAGTCAGTGGTGTATTTGAGCATTTGTGCTGGGCCCAACTCTTTAGCATTGGGGCCACTCATGATCTCTTTATACTTAGCAGCGTGCTGAGCTTTATCAGATTGGCTAAAGAACACACCATTGGTGAGAATAGATGAAGTTCTTTGCTGCTCATCTTCACTGAGTGCACGACTGCCATCACCATTGACAAAGTGTGAAAATACTCCAAGACGGCCTCTGAGTCGTGTTATGCCACGCTTTTTACCGGCAGTATCTCTGAATGGCCTCAACAGGAAAGAACCTTTTCTGTATTCATCATCAGTGATTATTTTTTCGTTTTCAACATCTGGTATATCTGTTACACGACCTATTCTGGTGATCTTAAATTTTTCCGTTGTTCGTGGATCTGAACCTTCGCCAAAAACCTGACGGTGAACTTTTGCATGGCTCTCATTGATTATTTTTTCCATCAATGGAACCGGTACACGCATGTTTCCATCTTCGGTAAGAGCGAGTGGCATGCCAGGAATAGGAACTGGATTATCAAGATCTATACTGTTGCTGGGGTTGGCAACAGTGCAACCGCAAGGCTTGCCATCTTGTTGGTGAGCAGTGCTACCATGGCAATTGGAGCACGATGGATCAGGCATCTGTCGTGCAATGGCATTAGTTGGTTCTACCGTGTGCACTGTTACAGGGTTACCAGGAATATGTTGTACAGTCTGGTACGCCATTCTGTTCTCGGGATTAACGCCTGCTGGCTTTGCAGGAGTGAACAAGTAACCAGGCTTTTCTGCCATCATTTTGAACACTTGCTCTGTGCTAAGAGTGTCACCACCCATCTCTGCTAGCTCTGAAGGTTTGAATCTTCTGGGGTCACAATCAGGGCATACATTATCCTGTGTCCCTCGTATAGCCCATCCAGCTTCATCAGAATTCTGGTTTGCCTCTAGCGTCAGCTCACCAGTAACAGGATCAGTAACCATCTTGGCTGTTACAAAGCCTGGAACTGCTTGATCATTAATGGCAACACCTTCACGTGCACTGTTAATTTTTGCTGAACCTCTGCAGGTACCACATTTTTTATTCATGTGAGCAGGGCGAGCTTCTACTTTAATGTCTTGTTCTCCACCACGAAGGGTCAGAGTTTTGTGGTTATAATAACGCTCATGAAACTGTGGTTGATCACTGATGTTAACTATACCAACAGAGTTATCCTGGTCATACTGCCAATCTGTGCTGTAATCTCTACCAGTCTTTTGACGGTAAGAAAGAGCAGAAATATCAGTAGGCTCAGGGAACTGTCGCAGTGGTGACAGCCTGCTGCGCTCAGTGTTTCCGTCTATGAAACTACCACCTGCACCTGGAATAACTCCAGGAATGAACTCGTGATTAGCCGAACCATCACGGTGCTTGTCACGCTTGTTACCACAGCCAGCACAGTATTCAGCTCCAAGGTCCGAGTCTAGCGTAGGAGTTTCATTGGTATAGAAACCATCAATGGCTTCTTGCAGACCATTCTGGCGCGTTAGGATCCTCATCTTTGGATCGTTGATGTCACTTGTAGCAGATGGGAAAACATAACCAGCTTCTGCTGCCTTGGCCAGAGCACTACGCATCTCTTTATAATTAGTATATAGAGTGAATGAAGTACGGTTTTGATTGATACGAGATGCTATGTCTTTGCTCAAGTAGATGGGTATGTGAGTCATTCCAGACTTACGCATCCATCGAGTGACTCTGGGCTTGTCACTGAACTTGGCCATTGGCCAGTGTTCCTTGGTGTACTCACCACTGGCAACTTTGCCTTCCATAACACGCATGTATGTTTTTAGCTCTTGTCTGCCGATTTCATCTCGGTCTTCAACACCATCACCATCAGCATCACTAGGGACCAGGTGTATATGCCCTTTCGCAAGCCCAGGGTATTCATCGGTGTGTGGCACATGGTCATCAAGAACGTAAAAACCCACAATTGATGGACGGTGTTTGATGTCAGAGCGCTGTTGTGTTACTTGGGTTGCGTTCTCAACTATCTGCTTGGCCTGTTGCGATGCAGCAGCCAGATCTTCTTCAAAGGCTGGGTTGGTAGCAAAACCATTTGAAGCTGACTTAATAACACTGGCTACTCTAGTGCGTGATTTTCTGCTATTAAAAGTAAACATTACAAACCTTGCCAATAGTCAGGATCTGTTCCTTGCAAGCGAATCATGCCAGGATTAAACTGCTCTAGATCTACTGCTTGAACAACATCAGCGGATGGAAATACTTGTTCTGGGCCAGCAACAGGTGTGTTCTTTTTCTTCAAGAAGTTTTTACGTGTTTTCATTACTTTGCCAATGAAGTCTTTTGTAAACTCATATTGTGATCTTTTCTCTTCTTGATCATAAGGTATAATACCATCGCAAAGAAGATGAAACAATCTATGGTTTCTAATGTATTCTGCTCGGTGATGCTCGCAGTTGCATGAAACCGGACCACTGCTTATATTGCTTATAACCATTCTGCTTTTATCAAAAACACTCTTGATCTTTTTATTGACAATACCTGCACCGCCACCACCACCAAAGTTTTCTTCGTGCGCACCAAGGTTCAGATCTTTTTCTGGGACTATGTTCTCAGGAGTGATCTGATTGGTACCATCCATAAAGTTGCCATCTTCGTCAACAATTTCTGAGTTAGGCCCAAGGTTAGAGTAGCAAGGCAACAGATCTTCATTGTGGTTAGGCCCCATGATCTGTTCAAATCGTTCTGGCTTGTTATTCATAAACTCTAGCAAGCGGTTGCCAAAGCAGTGAAGGCCTTCACTGCTGATACCTCTACCTGATCCTGAATTTTCTTGTAACGGCACTTATTAGACCTGACCTTCTTGTGCGTCTGGGCATTTAAGGAACTCTCGATTGATCTGCTCAAGAGCTGGTTGTAATGCTGTCTCTGTATCGTAATCAAATATCTTTTTCAATTTTACCAGTGTATCTATGCGATTTCTAGCATCAGATATAGCTTTTAGATATGGAGCACTGGTCTGTATCTTTTGACGTAGGTCTGCACCACTTTGGCTTCTTGCACCTATGAGAGATCCATTGTTACACTTGTATTGGCACTTGTGATGATATGTCGCTGGTGCAGATATTCTTTCTGCAGGTGGGGACTTTGGCAGATCAGTTTCAGTTTTATCTTCATCAGGCTTAGATTGATCTGGCGTATCTGTGATGCTGTCAGGGTCAAGAGTCTCTGGGTCGTCAAATTCTGCTGCACCTAGTTCATGACGCTTGGGCAGGTTATCAATAGCACTCATGAATCTACTATTGGTGATGCTTGTACCATCATTGCCCCAACTGTTAACCATTGGCTGAGCATCACCAACAATATTTTCATATTGTGGACCAGCGTTAATCTGTGCTGCTATTTCATTGATCAGGTTAGAACGTGGGTCATAAACCTTTGTTTCTAGAGCTGCTTGCTGTGCAGTAAGGTCTCCAGATCTGCCACAGGTTGGGCACTTCTGCCCTTTCATCATTGGAAGATCTTCACAGCTTGCGCATACTTTATGGTCTGCACCACAACGTCTGGGGCCATACCTTGGGTCTTGAGAATAGTCATATTTATAACCCATTGCTGCAGTTTCGTCTTCTACAGCATGACGGCAGTCATCATGTGGACATTCTATTCTGCTTCCAGGTGCAGGTTCAGAAGAGCTAACAGTCTCCCATGGACCATTTGGAGTCAGCCTGACGACATGATTGTTTTGATCTATACCATGTGTTCTTAGTATGGTATTGATATTTTCACTGTCAAAGTTAGTTGGTTCTTCAAGAGCTGCACGCTCGTCCTCACCCGCAAGGTCACCAGGTTCTAAGTAACCTCCCTCTAGCTCTGGGACTCTGTCTCTGAACCCGAATTGTGCATCTTCATTCATATCACCGAATTCAGATTTAGCAGCATTGAACAGTTTTCTACTGTACTTAGAACGTTCAATAGATCTCTTCTTGACTCTAGCATCTGGGCTGCTAAGGCTGAGAATCTGTAAGATATAGTTTTTGATAAGCGGAGAAGACTCTACCTCATCCAAGAAAGATTCTACGGTTGTAGTGTCATTAAAGCGTGGAGTAACAGAGAGATCTTGCCCTGTAGCTTTATCAAACTTTTCCGATGGGGTATAGCCAGCATCGTCAGCAGTCATAGCAGGTTCAACAACGGCTTTTTGCCCTTGATCACAAGAGTCAGTATGAATCAAATGATAGTTGTTGCACTTACTACAGAATGCAGAAGTTTTGATTATCCCACTATTAAATTTATTTGCCATGGTATCAATCAATACAGCAAATTAATTCATCGTACCGTTTTGAGACTTTATTTCTGTTCTGTGCTTGTCTTGGCAGGTTGGGCCACAGTATTTTTCGCTTGACTTAACTGGGTTATCACAGCCAGGGCCCATGCACTTTGTTTCTGACTGAACAGACTTAGCAGCCTTACACATCTCGCAGCTGGCGTGGCGAAGCTGCCACTCATCATACGCAGCGTGAACCAGCTTGGCCTTGCTGTCACTCATGCTGGCCAGACGACGGAAAGCAACGCCTTCGATGTCCTGTTCAACCATCTGGCATCGCAGGGCGAACTCACGGTCGCTGTGTGCCATGAATAGGAACTCACCAGTTCGATTAAGCAGTTCATGCTTGGCAGCTACCAGGCTCTTGCCTGCCTGCTTGGCGTTGTACGCCAGGTTGACCGAGTCATCGTAATCAAACATCGAGGTCATAACTATCTCCGTATTCTGCCACCAGGGCGCTGGACATGTAGGGAACCCTACACTATCTAGGTGGTACCAGAGATGTTTTAAATGGTCCGGAGAACAGGAATTGAACCTGTGTACCGTATTTAGTACGGCGAGTAGGAGTTGAACCTACTAGTCAAAAAGATATAAGCTTTTCCGCGTAACCGTCTGCGTCTCGCCGCTCGTTTTGTATTTTAAGGTATTGCACTACAGATGTTTTGTTTCTTTCTAACCATCCAATCTTAACATTACAGCTCAAGCAAAGCAAGCCTATTATCTTACCAGTGGCATGATCATGATCTATAGCAAAATTGTTACCAGTAGTGCACTTATGTTTTAAATCATAGGAAGGAGTCAGCACCCTGTTTGTAGAGGTCTCCTGCGCATTGATCAAACAGACTCCCTATCCTTACGGGTAAGGGCATCCTTCCTAAAGCTCCCCAGCCTGGACTCGAACCAGGAACCCGCTGATTAACAGTCAGCTGCTCTGCCAATTGAGCTACCAGGGAAAAACTACTACTTCTTTGGTGCAGCCTTTTTTGCTGCAGGTGCCTTCTTGGCCACTGGGTCATTCTCCTTAACAGGGACTGGTGCTGGCTCTGGAGCAGGTGCAGGCGTTGGCACTACAACCTCTGGCTTGTTTGGCAGAACACCCAACAGCCAACCCAGTTGTGGGTACTTGCCCTCCAACAGGTGAATCAGACCAAAGTATGCGCTCGAGAATACTGGAACAAGGTAAGACAGGCTACTAGTGCTCAGGCTGGCCCACTTGGTGGTCCCCCAGGCTACTAGTGCGCCTACCGCGCTGGAAACTGCTCCGCGAACAACATTACGAACAGTTGTGGTCTGAAACAGACGGTTTACATTCAATGACATATTATCTCCTTAGTTTTGTGACTTCAATGTAAAGTTTTGGAACTTTACGGTTACTTGAGCATTGTTTACCTGAGTGCGCAAGCTATTCATCAGACCACTGATGGTTTCATTGATCTCTTGACTGGCCAGTTCATCACTTTGGATGTTTAATGCATCGTAGCTAATAACTACAGTTATCTTGTTTTTCATGATTTTCATCATAATTCAAGAATTTGGCGTAGTCAAGCTTTCTTCAAGTTTTATGTTGAACGCACATGCCAGGTCTGCTGGCATCATCTGATAGGGGTTGGTATCAAAGATGATACCACCAGCCCACAGGCTCTGTCCTACTACTGCGCTACAGATCATGGTGTTGGATTGTGTTAGCTGCACCTTGACACCTGTAAGTAGTTCTATTGCGATACTAAAGATGGTGATCCAAGAATACTTGTCTTTTAAGAAGCTGTTAGCTGCAGCTACAACCTGATCACGGCTCTGCTTGTTCAGCTTGGTGCTGACATAATAGTACTCTACATTATCGTAGTCGTGGATGTTGCTGGTGATCACTCCACGCCCAACTGCCTCTACTATATCACCAGACTCACTAACCACCATGGCAGTGTGATTCCAGTGAGAAAATGGTCGCATCTTACCATGGTATCTGATGAACTGACCAAACCTGATGAGCCTGGCCAGAACACCATTGGTTGATACCAGGATAAAGTCACCCGGCACAAACTTGCTAGGTGCTTGGCCACATTCATATCTTTTAAAAATCGTCGCCATCTGAATCACCTAGATAGTCATATGTTTCGTTTAAACCAAAGTTACTAGCGTACCAGCCCTCTACCTGACCACCGTCAGGAACAGCCTGCCCGCCACCTCTTGCTTGTGGCAATTCAACAGCACTGATAACATCTTCTTCTTCTGGGCGCTGCATATGTTCTTTCGCACTAGCGGCAAACGACAATGGTGCTGAGGTTGCTTCATCCCCACGAGACTCTGTTTCAACACCTGTCCTGGTGCCGCGCTCATTATTAATATCTGTATTATAGAAGTTACCGCGTGGAAGCATTGCTAGATCTTGATTGGTTTTTTGCAAGGTATGGACTTCATTGATATCAGAACCATACTGATTGGGTTTGGTCATGGTGAAACTGCCACCAGTATCGCTTTCAAATGCGATCACTCTGAATCCATGGATCCTTTTGCCACTTTCCAGGGCATCAGCAGGCTCGGTCTGTAGCTGTGTTGCTTTGCTATCCAGACCTTCTGGTGTCAGACCTTTTACAAAAGCCTGATCCTCAGACATTATGTCAGTAGGATCAGCGTATTTTACACCAGCAGTATTACCAAATATCTTTGGATCAGCTCCACCATCAATAACATATTTTGCTGGATGTTCCTGATGTACGTTCAGCTTTTCATCCACATGGGTATCACCAGTTACTGGATCAACATCTGGACCAAATCCACCAACGCTGCCCTGGCCTTCAATCCTGCCACCAAAATCCATCAGCCCAGCTTGTGGTAGTCTGATGATCTGTATCTTGCGGATACTGTCCTGTGTGGTCACACGCTCAATAAAACGGTTCCACAGAATCTTGTCACGCACAGCACGGTCTGTTAGCTCAGAGCTCAGATCAAGAGAGATAACAAATCCTCTATCGATCAGTGTTACCTCTGGGTTAGCAAAATAACCCTGGAACTGTGAAATGACTGATTGAACAACTGCATCACGATTTTCATCAGTGATGTAATCATTAAAAACACACTTGAAGTTTTTGCGCCTAGAGTTTTTTGCAGTATCCATATACTACATATGTGGATACTTGAGCTTTTTAAACCGTTCCAGGCTGGTTCCCTCATAGCGTCTGCACAGATAATCCAAGCTAACAAACATGGGATCATAGCTGCCATCGATCACCTGGTGCTTGACAATAATTCCACGCCAGTGAGCGTTGCCCTGTGGACCCTTATAGTCTTCATCATGCAGGTAACATGCACCAGCAACCAGACCGTGCTGACTCTTGCCAGCTACAAATCTCAGACCGTACATCAGGGTCTGTTGGTGACCCATTGTGAAAGTATGGCCTACAGTCTTTAGGCGTGTCTCAATGTTGCCACCGTATGGCATTCCTGTCATGGGGTTGTAAAAGAAGTGGCTGTAAGCTACCCCATCCAGCCAGAGGATCTCCTTGAATGGAGATACTTTCCAACCAGTATGAGCATAGTCCAGATCATCTGTGCTGAACAGGCCATCAATTTGTGCATCGCTCTCGGTTGCACGATTAATACGGTCTTCATGGTTCCCCAACAAGATGTGTCGCTCAGGGTTCCAGATGGAATGCTTGGTCCTGCGACGGTTATCATTGTAGTCGTACAACGGCTGATTCAAGATCTCCCAGGCCAGATTAGCGGCCTCGATATCAGCCTTTACTCTACGACCTTCCATGCTCTTCTTGCCTTTGTCATACATAGACAGGCTGGGCATGTCAGCGTGATCACCCAGGTGAATGATCTTGATATTCTTGTTGTGATACTCATCAACAATATACCGACCAATCCAGGTCAGGTGATCTGTTGGCACACCATCTTTAGCCTGTGTATCAGGAATTACGATGTGTACTACTGGCTGTTCCTCGGCCACTATTATCCTTTAGTTGTCAGGTGTTCTCATCGTCTGCATCAAGATCAAGAGCATCAGCTTCTTGTGCATGACCATCTTTTGTCTTGATGGGTGATGTTGGACTGTTCGTAATAGCTTTTGCCCCAGCTGAGGGGTTCGTGCTGTACTTAATCATTGTGCATCATCTTTCTGTGCGTGTCAATCTTTTTCAATAGTGCTTCATTCAACAGCTTGACAGATCGCACTCTATCCTTGGGCATAGATGTCTTCCATGCAGATGAACTGTTACCAACCACTCTGATAACACCTTCATTTTTACCACTGGCAAATTTTACAAGTACGCTTTCAAAAGCAATGCTACAATTTTGGCAACTGGTACTATTAATTACTTCTTCTTCAAGATCAAGAACAATATTTTCGTTCTTTGTGGTATTCAAACTGATACCATTTGGCAATGACAATGATTCTTCAGTATTCATTTTTAAATGCTAATCTGCCAAGCTCTTGCAGGTAAAAATCTATTGATATTCCAGTTGATTCAGAAAGCCTGTTGAGTATTGCCAAAAGCACTCCTGTTATTGCACTAAACAGATCAATGGGATCCGATTCAAGTACCATCTCATAAGCAATATCTTCTTGATTGCTTCTTATAGCTGTTAGTAGCGCAACAACCTGAGAAATACCTGCTGCAGTTGAATCCATAGCTTTCATCCCGCTGACGCCTCTAAGAACCACTGCCACTTTTGGTGTGAATCAATGCGCTCAGCAATAAAGTTAGCTACGCCTTGTTCATTAACACTATTAGCTTTATCAAACGTAGATTTAAGTATATCAATAATTTTTTTATTCAAACTACCCAGAGTAGCTGCTAGTGCTACTGCATTATCTGTTTTTATATCATTATCTGGTAGTGTTGCTTGCTTGAACAGTTCTGACATTCTGTATGCTGGCTTTGCTCCAAGCTTACGGATATTTTCCGCAATAGGATCAATGCTATCATACACGTCACTAACGATCTCGTCAAAGAATTTGTGGTACTGATAAAAATCATTACCAGTTACGTTCCAGTGAGCCTCATGCACAACATGATAGAACGTAGCTACATCAGCTAGCAGTTTTTGTAGAGCGCCGGTTAGATCAGTGTTGTCATCCTGCTCTACTGGCTCTTGCTCGATAGACCCAACAAATCTAAACTGCTTGAGGCTGGAGACATCTAGTTTTTCAAGTTCAGACATATCAGAACCAGTTTACACTGTCCCCAAACGAGTCTTCAAGGGCATCGTCTATAAAACTTGTCTTGAGCTTGCTAGCACTAGCGGTTTTTGCTGAACGAAAGCTGTTCCCAGCTACTTTTGTGCGACGACAGATCTCTACATTGTCAACAAAGTTATCAATGATGGCAGCACGCTTGGTTACATCCAGGATGGGAAGGGTTTTCTTTTCTACATAGAAAACAGCTGCTTCTCTGGTATTTAACTGGCTGTCCAACAGGTGATGCGACTGATCCTCAGTCCATAGCTCAGCACCAGCTGTTACAAAGTTAATCCAGTCAGCGTCATCGTACTCAGACTGAACAGCGGATGCTGTTTTGAACAACAGACTACCATCATCTTCACCAATGTCGTATGTACCAGCACTGCTAAGCCTGTACTCTTTAGCAACTGTCCCACCTGGCAAGCTGTTCAGATAGTCTTCAACATCAAAGTCAACATATTCACTAGCCAGCTTTTCCAACTGCTCTTTTTCTGTGGCCAACTCAGTGATTGTGCTAGCAAAACGTTCTAGGTCACCGTCATTAACATTTGGGTTGCTTGCAGCAGTGCGTGCCTTGCCCAACAGCTCTTCCAACAGGTCTAGCCTGTTAAAGATGCTTTCTGATGTGCCATTGAACCATGAAGTGTTCGATGCAGCTGTTCTTATTTGTGATTCAAAGCTCTCGTATGTCATAGTACATTCTTTCTGTTACTAGTTACTAATACGGTTTGGTTGATGTTTTACATGGGCCATGATGCCGTGAATCACAAATAGTGCAGAGTGGTTCACCCATATAGTCACCAAGTTCACGACTGTTTGGATCAAGTTCTTGAAGCAGTGCTAGTACTGACTTGCCAGCTGTTGTGCCACTGCCTAATGAGTTAGCATTCTGGTTACTGTTAGGTTGTAATCCACCAGGAGCTGTAGCTTCAACAGGGCTTTCTTTTCTGTTCATTGAGCCATGCTCTGCTGCCTGCGTTGGCCCGCCAGATCCACTCTGGAGTGTGGCTGGTGAACCAGTGCCTTCTCGAGGCTGACCGATCAAATTATATCCGGGATCATTCAGAGTGAAACCACTGGTAGCATTAATTATCTTTGATGCTCCCTTACGGTGCTGTGAGCTATATGCAGAGTTCTTTGCTCTTTGATAAGCAGTGTCTTTTTGCTGGTCATCACCTGGGTCATAAAGATGGCACTTGGCACGTGCTCCAGGACCTTTGTAACCTGGGCGTGGATCATTGTCAGGCCCCTTGCATTCTTCTACGCCTTCGTCACCACTAGCAGCAAATTTAAAGGCAAGAGTAGCACTAACAATGATACGACGACACTTTTCACAGAAAGTTTCTTCGCCAGCACTACTGATCTTTGTAATCAGATTGCCATCATCACAGACAGGACAATTACTCATTATTATACCTCAAAGAATTTTTCAACTACATCAATTGGGAAAGGCAACTTGCCAGCGATTGCTGCTCTTCCAATACCATCAGTAAGTTGCAGTGGGCCTGCATCAACACGCTCTGGAGTAAGAACATTATCCCAGTTTCTAGGAATTAGATTGCTATTTGGCTTGATGTCATATAACTTTTGTCCACTGCTCTGTTGAGCTGGTTTGTTATAAAACTTGTACTGCTCATAACCGTTATAGTAATCATCACTAAGCAGTGCTAGGTCTTCGTCCAGTTCTTGCCCGTTCATGGCATCATTATACCCACGGTAGTAGTTATCACTGTCTGTAGCTATTTTTTTATTGAAAAGATTGATGTAATCATCAGTCGTGTTTAATTCTACTGCAGCTGTATGAGTTGTCTTGATGATATCCTTACCAGCATCTTCGTCTGATACTGTTGGTCCTTCTACATGCTCTAGATCGCCACAACGGGTACAGGCTATCTTGCCAATGCTGGTTGGCAGGTAGTAGTCTTCACAACGGTTACAGAATGGTTGACCGTTCTCCATGACGTATGCAATTCTTGCAGACAAGCTCATTTTTTTTCCTTCATTTATTATTGGAGATAGTGACCCAGGACTAACACTACTCAGGCCTTCATTATTTACAACACCGGGTTCTTTTGTAACATCTATAGTTGATGTACCAGTTGGTGCAGTTACTTCTGTGGGATTACCATCTTGAGTAGATATATTAGCTAGTAGTGTTTTAGCAGGAACTCGTGAACTGCCTGGAAGCAGATCCTCTTCGGTAGCATCCAGATCGGCATCCATACCATGGTTGCCAGTTCCTGTTTCAGTAGCGTATCTCATCAGTATCTCATGCGACTCGTAATGGTTTTTAGTTATACCCATGTTGTTAAACTACGCTTGATATCTTCTGGATGCAGTCCAAATTCCTCTACAAGATCCATTATTTTATTACCAGTAATAACTAGTGGATTAGATTGTTGAGTTGGTGTGGCAGCTACACCAGGGATACCTTGAGCAGGCCCTGTTGGGTTAAGATCAATCTGTCTCATCGGCTGAACTGGGATTGTCCCCTGTGGTTGTGGTGTTACAGCATTTTGTATATTATTTAATGTGTCTTGCATCTGCGAAGTGTCTGGCTGCATCATTTGGCCAGCAGCAGCAGCAGGTACAGTGGCTTTTGCTACACCCTTAGCCATATCCAAACCTTTGCTTAGCATGCTTTGGGTATCTTCAGTAGCAGCTTCAGTAGCAGTAGATGATATTGGACTACCGTCTGCGCCTACGAGCCCACTGTCTCCTGTAGCAGGTTTTGATGCTTCTTCACTGGATTTACCGATACCTTGCATAAAGCTTTTTGCTTTATCCATCAGGCTGGTACCCTTACTAGTAGCACTAGCGGTATCTTCAGCAGCACTAGAGCTATCTTCTGTCATTGTGCTTGCTCGTTCTAAGCCTTTTTCCAAAGAGCTTTTTAGAGTAGTTCCTGCAGCATCTTCAGCAGCTCCAGCAGCTCCTTCAGCTCCTTCAGCTCCTGCGGCTGCTCCTTCAGCTCCTGCGGCAGCTCCTTCAGCTCCTGCGGCAGCTGCTTCAGCCCCAACAGTTGTAGCTTCTGCCGCTGTAGCAGCAGTATCAGCCAAGAGGGCAGCGTCAGCAACCTCACCCACTCCTGGGATGGCATTTAGTGCTAGTAGCCCTGCTCCAAGTGCTATTTCACCGGCGTGATTCTTTACAAAGTTACCAGTGGCTTTAGCAGCCTGGCCAACATCGTGCAAGCCTTCTTGACCGGCTTTACCAGCAGCTTGAGCAGCTTGTCCCAGATCTTTACCTACTGAGTTAAATGTTGACGTGCCTGCTCTCTCAGCAGCACCAATATTACCGGTAGAAAGATCACCTACAACTTTACCAGCGCCTTCTACTCCCTGGACAATGCCTTTACCAACACTACTAACTGCATTCCAGGCATCTCCCCAGAATCCTGCCTCTTTGAGCAGCTCTTCTGTTCTCTGTGGTATTGGCATTAGAGTTTCTCCAGATCTGTGTATAGGTCAGCAATACGCATCTGACCATATCTTCCAGCAGTTACAAGTTCTGGAGTTATAAGAGCCCAGCTCTCTTCCATATAGATTTTTAGCCAGTCCCAGGCTATTGGTTGCACCCTACCCCAAGAAATACAGTAGGCATAGTTGGCATCGTAGCCAGCAAGGATCACGCAATGGCCTCCTTCGATCTGTTGATCGGCAGGAGTGCCGGTTAGAGCCCAGGGTTGGTTGTTAATGAACTGTTGCTGATAAGTTACAGGCAGTTGAACGCCAATATATGCAAAACCATAGCTGGCAATCACACTCTTGAGTTCATCCAGGTCAGCGTGGTCAGTTGGGGCAAAAGCAGCCAATTTACTACCAAAAAGCTCATTTTGTTGCCAGTATTTGAGCAGATCTACCTCAACAGCCCCAGAATCCTGACCATTGGTGTAAGCAAGGTATGCCTGCACTATTTCATCATCTGTTGGCCAGTTTTCCGTAATACCCAGTACTGCACTGTTAGCCATCCTGGCATGAACGATACCAGCAAAGGTGCAGTCACCATATTTGTCATTTGCAAGAATGCGCCAGTCACTTACATTTGGTACAGCAACACTTTCAGGAGCAACAGGGAGAGGATTCGTCTGATAGAAGGCCAGCATGTGCAGACCATCCGGGCGAACCGGACCCAGTTTACCTAATTTACCAGGAATCCTGTCAGTCATCTGTCTTCAGCCTCTTTTTTATCTTGTTGGTTGTGAAAAGTATCCCACGGCCCAGTTTCTCGATCAACTTTGCCTATCCAGCAGATGGGTTTGCGTTCTAGCTGCTCATAAGCTATAAACCTATGATGTCCATCAATAATAATATACTTTTTATTCTTGGGAGTCTTAACCAATACTATTGGTATTACCTTCCCCTTCTTGATGCGCTTCTTGCGTGCCTTTACACGGTCAGGTTCATGACTGGCTGCCCATTCATGCCTGTTATGCTGATCGATATCTGCAGGATCCACTTCAACTGGGCCAGACCAGTCAGCTTTTTTGATCCAGCCCAGGTCTTTTTCAGGAAAATCATCAGTAAGCTGGTCAAGCACACGCTTTTTCACATTAGAGCTGGCATAGCGTGTGTTCCAGTTCATATTATCAAACTATTGATACCATTGATATATTCATGAGTTGAGCTGGGGCGGATGGCTGACTTGACATCAGCTTCTGCCTCGGCATTCTCTCTGGTGGTAGGTTCAGCGCACTTGCATTGCAGTTCTAGATTGCCACAGTGTGGGCAACGCCTGCGCTCACCAGCGTATCGGGAGTTCCAGTTCATAATTGTTACCTAACTTTTATATAGTGTTCAGGATGCATCATTTCTATGCTGTCCTGTAATCTGTCAGCTGCCTCTGATAGTGCTATAGCTCTGGCACTGTATATTAAAGCTCTAGGGTTATCTGTATCATGAGCAGTTACTGCTAATCCATGAGCATTGATAGCTTGTCCATGCGCTTGCTCTGCCAGCGATGCTAGGTCATGCAGCGGATGTCCTGGCTCTAGATTCTGAAGAGCTACTACATTTCTACCAATTGATTGGCCATGCTGTTGTATATGATAATTATGACCACGAGTGGTACGATCATCATCTTCGCTGGCGTATCTGTGATTCCAGTTCATCGCATTCAACCTAACAGTTCAAACAGCCATAATCGGTAAGTTCATTAGCTGCTACAAGAGTGTCACAACTTTTGCATCTTCTGGCAACAGGATTATTTTTAACTGCTCGTTCAGAGTTGGGATTATTTAACATAAATCCACGAATCTTTTCTTGCAAGTCTTCTGCTGTAGCAGCGTAACGTTCACTCCAGTTCATGAGATGAACTTTCTAACGTATTTTTCTGCTTCATAGTCGCTGGCACTAGCAACATGCACACCACCATGTCCACGGTGATGAAAGAAACACAACCAGACCAGGTTTTGGGCACTCTCTACCCACTTGCCAACGCTATCGGGGTCACTCACACCGGGATAATCGGCTTCCAACCACTTGAGATCCACTCCATTCTGGAGTGCGAACTCTATATGAGCGTGATGAAGCTCGAGTGGCCGGTCAAGAGCGCACTCAGAAAAGTCATTATGATGAAGGCCAACGGCACACTGAGCGGTCGCATGAGTTTTTCTGCGATAAGCATTAAAGTCGACATAGTTTGGGTCTCCTTCTCGTGGTTCATGCTCTGGAAAGTGAGCTGTATAGCTGTGAGTCTCTTTTTGATCGTGAGCAGGAGTGGTTTCAGCCGGTTTTTGGGCAGAATCCTGCTTAAACCCAGGGATAACATCAATTTTTTCTGATTTTTTGCAGTTTTTATCGGTTTTACAGCTGCAATCACACTTGTTTTGCATGATTATCCTTAATGTTTAATAATATAAGCAGATTTTTTCGTCTGTCAAGCTCATTTTGTTAACGAAATGTGAAATATTCCGTAGTTATCAGTCTAGAACGGGTAGTCCTTGACTGTAGGTACGTCTTCATTCCTTGCTCCTGGTGGTCTGACCAATCTTTCACCACTGGATTTCCAGATCCGCATGATTCTTTCCCTGGTACTGCTGTCAAGATCCTGTTCAAACGGCAACAACAGCTTGGTTGAACGGGTATTATTGCCAGACATGATGATAAACTGCCGTTTTGCATCAGCAATTGCCGCCTGATTAGCACCATGAGGGTGAGCTGAAGAGGGAGCCCAGGCAAATTTACCAATAGCCAGGCGACTTCTGTCGGCTACATCATCAAATTTAATGTCATCAACGCCCGCTGGGTTGGATCCGTAGTATTTTCTCACCAGATTTCTGATGTTTTCATTGGAACTGTTGGCTGCAGACATAACATGCTGGTAGTCACGAGCCATGAAATAGGGATCACCCTGGTGTGCTATCATGTTGATGGGTGATGCATCAACAACAATCTTTGCAGTGGGTGCCCAGCTGCACAACTGTTGGTCCCATGCATGCTGCCCGGCGTGTATCTGTGGGTTGGTTCGTCGGTCATCCAGCATCAAGTTGCTGGTAACTCTGCTAGGGTGCACACTGGGGTCGTGTGCTTCATAGATATTTGCCAGGGTTCTTTCTACTGCATAGTGCAGCGGAACACTGTTACGCATAAAAGGGTCTTCACTGCTGGCGTTGTGAGGCTCCCAGCCAACATGCTGTCCACTTTGGAACACCGGCTTGGGCTCAAAGAAGTGACTGAGTGCACTGCTGGCGGCGTGGTAGCGTCTGCCAATGGTGCTGGGGGTAACATTACTACTGGCGATCTCTCTCATCAGGGCATCAATATGGTAGTGATGCATCATGGAGATGTGCTCTTCTGGGTCAAGCAGGCGGCTCATGAATGCCGATTCCACACTGGTGTCGCCGGGATGACGGTATGAACCGGCACTCATATCAAAATTGTGCTCTGGGTGCCTGCCAATCCAGAGTTGTGGGTTTCTGAACCAGTGTGCTACACTGGCGTCCTGAGCGCCAAACGGGATGGATTGACCGTGTTCATCGGTTCGGTCACGGTGGCGGAAAGGCTGGGTAAGATACTCGTGTAGTGCTGGCAGGTGTACCAGCAGACCCTTGTTCACATCAAAAGCATGCTTGCCGGTGTCGGGGTCTCGTTCACCGGTAAATCCCAGATACTTGACCGCTTCTTCATCTGGAGCCTGACCGGTCTGGTGCAGATAGTCCTGATGCTCTGTGGCAATCATTCTGGGGATCTGAGTGATCAGGTCACCGGGATTATAGGGGTTACCACGCAGTCCAAATTGACCGGTGGGAGACTGCAACAGCTGAACGCCGTTAACGTTATCGTCCAGATCTTTACGAGTAAAACTCTCCAGGTCACTGGCCAGACGGCTGTTAAACCTGCTGCCAGTGGATAGAGCTGTTTTGCTATTAAACTTTGTCATCAGGTACCTGTCGTGCGTTATACTCCTAATAACTTGTGCAATTACAGCAGCTTTTTACAGCCCATAGGCCCACGGGGCCGTGAAAAAAATTTCCACAGGGTGCGCTATTCGCCCGAAACGTGCGCCGAACTGGTCAAAGACCAAAAAACTAGTGGAAGACCCTTACACCAGCCGGACGCAGCATGTTAGAGCCCAGGCTGATACCGGGAACCAGTATTTCTACCAGGTGACGCTGGGTACAGTTGCCACTGTCACAGGTTGTTTGGATGGCGTCATGCAAGCCGGGATCAAACTCTGCTCCGTGCTGATCGTGCAGGGTTACTCCACTGCCGCCCAGTCCGGTTTTCAATTGGTCGTACACACCCCGGAGCCCCTGATGGTGCTCAGGGTTGCCCCGCGCGCCCTCATTCTGTCTCATGCCCATCCACAGGCTGGTTATAGCCGGTGACAGATCATTCACCAGCTGTTCTACTGCCCGGTTCCGGCCCTCATCGGCATATCTATCACTAAAACTTGCCAGTTTAAAAAAATTAGAATAGCGCATTACTTTTCCTGCATTTTGGGCTTGTTGCCGTGTTCCATGAACTCAGCCATCTCCTTGCTCCGTGTGTGGTCCCGGCTGTTCACTCCAGAGTCCATGCTCTCACTGGTGTAGCGTGAGCTCCAACTGCTGCCCAGCTTTTTGGTGCGAGCATTGGGATAGGCGGCACGTAGCTCTTCTTTTGTGGGAGTGCGCATGTTCTGACTGATAAACTCCTGCTCGGCAGGGCTGGTGATTCCCGGCAGGCCCATGTTGAGTCGTGCACCTTCTTCCATCATGCTGCTGCTGTGTTCCCAGTCCCGTTTGTCCTTTACCAGTGGACGCAGCTGATTAAAGGCCTGTGATGCTTGGTCACGGCACTCTTGATGCGCACCTCTACCGCCGGGGTTTTCTTTCATGCAGATGCCACATAACTCGCCACCGCTAAAATTCTCGCCACCGCTAAAATTAAAGTTTATTTCAGGACTGTCGGTCTTCCCCCAACTGGAGAAGGGTACTTGGTGGTTATCGAGTTCTGGCCGCAGTCTATCATGGGCATCAGAGTGAGCATGCATACAAGCTCGGTGTCGTAGATGTGCCGGTGCTCCATCGAACATTGCACTGCCATGCGCAAGACTAGCGCCGACGTGTAGAAATATCAAATCTTCCATGGCTCTTTGCACGTCTTCATTATGTTTGGGGAATTCCGGGTGATCGGGTTCGTACAGGCTGCGATGGTCCAGCAGGCTTGTGAGTGTTCTTTCAGCTGTTCGAATTTCGGGGCCCTTCCCACAGGGGCAGTCCTCAACTCCCGCGGTTCTTTGCGAGAGTATATCTGGTATCCAGCCCATAATTTATTTCTCCTTAAAAAGTGCTATCACATTCTTGTGCGTTCTACTAGAACTTTTAAAACCCCAGCCTTTCAGAAAATGGCCAGGGGCCCCGCCAGTTTTTTTCAAGAGCATCTTTCCCCCTGAATTGGGTCCCATCTAGGGTTAAAAGCGGTTGTCATTAGCCCGTTTAATGTGCGACAGGTTTAACATTACCCCCCCCCATTAAGAACACTGTAGTTCAGAAAACCCCCCGGCCCCTGTCCCGTTTTTAAGCCTTAGATGAGTCCGTGAGTTTAAGGCCCGCGAGGGTTTTGAACTTGTACGGGGATCTCCCCACGGGCTCAGGTGGAATCAACAAACTCGGTAACACCAGTCACCGAGACTCAAGCCGGGTGAGCCAGTGCTTGGTTCGCTCAAGTCAGGAAGGAGCACACAATGTGCACGCCAATACCAGAAATGCCCGGGTCGTATCATCTGTGCGACGATGAGGGCTGCGAGGTCTGGGATCGCATGGTGTACGCAGCCGAAGCAGCGCACGAACGTTTGTCAGAACGTTAGTCATGGAAAAATCGCCCTGTCCAAACTCAACCTTGAAAGGAGGTGATAACAATGGCCATCATCGCAAAAGCACTCGAGGCAGACGAGCTGGTGATCGTTCGCCGCGCATTAAAGCGTGAGCTTGACACCATGCGTGCTAACGGCGTGTCCGAAGAGGACGACGAGCTCAACTGCGTGTACGACCTGGTCCTCATGGTCGACGGCAATCCTGGCGAAGGCAACTAACGCCAGTCGATATCACTCGATAACTACACCTGAAAGGAGGTGAAACATGCAAATCTCTGGTGGAAAGTGGACGATGATCCTGCTCCATAACAATGAGGAGCTGGCACATCTTCGCAACCTGCTGGACGTTGCAGTCCACGAGGACTTCAGCGGTCCAGAGGCACACGAGTTCGGCAAGCAGATGCTTGCTGAGCTGCCCATGGATGAACTGCCCGAATAACGGGTAGTGCCCACTCACCCAACAGGGTGGGTGGTGTAGGGGTCACAGGCTAACTCCTCCCCCAGGTCTGTGGCTCCTACACCATCCATCAGGATGGTAGTCAATCCCACAAGGAGATGATAGTCATGCCAATCAAGGCAAACAAGTGCGTCAACTGCATGGCTGAGTTCTACACTCAGCGCAGGTTGACCGATCTGCAGTTCTGCCTGAGCTGCGTGCAGTTCCAGGTGCAGAACCAGAGCGAGGCGACGGATCGGGCACGCGACAAGTACCGAGAGGCACGTCGAGAGCTGCGCCGGTTCAAGAGTCAGCTGCGTCGCAACCTGAACCGTCCTCGGTTGCTCCGAGGCATCCGCGGCTAACTCATTCGTCCTGTCCCTACTAGTAGAAAGGAGGTGGTAGTCATGCACAAGTGCACCTACTACGACAAGCGTCTCGAGCGTGGTTGTCAGAATGATGGCGAGATCTGTCGTCCATCGTTCGCTGGCACCATGCACGAGCGTGTGTGCGCTGAGCACTACTTCTTGGCTGAGCCAGTCAAGAACAAGTAGCTCATTCATTCTATCCCTACTAGAGACACTCATGCAGTTCCGTCGTGGACTGGTGAGCCGGAGGAGGTGAAACAGAAACATATGTCAAAGCCACCTATCATTCACACTGTCAGCGAGACCAGTGATGCCTGGGGCCGTCAACTCTTGAGCAAGATCGATCAGCCGGTCGAAGCCAAGAGCCGTCGCCAGGGCAACGCTGCTCGTGAGCAGAAGATGAACGCAACCCTGCAAGACCTCGCAGAGTTCAAGCAGCGTTCCTTGGAGATGCAGGTCAGCAACAACAGCATGGCTGCAGCTCTTCAATCTGCTGGGCTCATCTGATGCCCCACCGTCACATCAAGCAGTGGAGTAGCTAGAGACCTAGCACCGGGGTACTCCACCCCTGCAGTATCCATCTAGTCCCTGAGGAGGGAACATGAGCAACGATGCTTACCGCAAGCAGCGCAGCGGCACATTACCCAATAGCCACCGCAAGATGCGCCGTGGTCGGCCCTACATCAAGGGGGTGTTCGACTGCATGTGGTGCTACAGCCTGGGCGAAGCACCTGCCATCAAGCGCAGTGCCCGCAATGGGAAGAACTGGAAGCGTATCAGCAGCAAGATCGAACGCACTCACAACAAGTGGGAACTGCGTGAAGAGATCGCAAGCCTTTACTTTGAAGACTAGCTCTCGTGGTGTACACACTAGCTGATCATGGGCTCAGTCCGTGGTCAGTCATGTGCGTATAGCACACCAGTCTTCCTGCCTGTGCACAGGTTGGGAGAGACGCTGAATGCTGGGAAGCATGCAGTGCAGTACCGCCACAAGTGTGGCATTGGCGCATCAGCACTCTGATGCACGATCAGGAGTCATACATTGACGAACGGTCAGCCTTCGGGCACCCGGAACGGAAGCACGATTGCTTCCACTGACTCGGCAGCCACCGAGAGCATCCGCGCAATGGTCGCAGAGAGCAACGCTTTCTACGACTCACTGCGTCAGCAGTTCAGCGACAGCTCGAACTCAGTCCGAGAGGGACAGGTCCTCATCGACCCAGTCCAGCTCATGGCTGTGGACGGCATCAGCTACCACCGCATTGCTGTCGAAAGCATTGCGCAGGTTGACGCCGTGGGTCTGGTCAAGGGCCAGGTCTACGAGATGTTCACCAGCGAGCAGAACAGTTACGCGCGCGTGGTTCACAACCACATGCTCGATCTGCTCGAAGGCAAGCAGGTCACCGATGCCTTTGTGACCAAGCAGCCCTACCAGAAGCGTCGCAAGCTGGTGCGGATCATGAGTGATCTCACCACCAACGCCGATGGCAAGCAGGGCTACTACGTGCACACTGGCTTGCTCGACCCCATCACTCCTCTCTCGGAGCCGGTGTGGACCGAGCAGGACCGGGCCGGTGGTCAGTTCGCTGAGATCTTCATGTACACCAAGCAGATGGTGACGCGTGATGGTACTCCGACGACCGTGTACACCATGTACAACAAGGGCGTCGAGAGCGTGGTCCGGTTGGGACTCAGCAAGCACGTGAGCGACACTCTCGCACGCGTGATCGAGAGCGACAACTGGAAGCTGTTCCAGCAGGTTGGTGCCACAGAGCCCAGCTTGCGTCGTGACAGCATCCGCCGCAGCCCCGGTGGACAGCTGGTGTTCTGGCAGGCCATGCGTGTGTGCCTGGATCTTCCCAAGATCGCAGAGCTGCTCACTGCACCAGCCCAGCTGGACGACCAGTCTTCTGACGAGTCATCTGCTAACTAGGTTAGCTCCGTATCCCTGTAACGGGTAACAGCAACAGGGCGTGCTGGGCATCACGTTAAACTGCCCACCCATCAATAAGTTATTCATACCTGTGGATAACTTGTGGACAACATGTTTCACGTGAAACATAGAGAGGAATATCATGCAAGTGAAAGCCTGGAACAGGTACTACCTGAGCGTGGATCACAGTGACTGGTACCTGGTGGATGCTGATGCCAGTACCGTTACCCACAGCACACAGGGCATACCAACCGTGTACAAGTACCTGGAGATGCGTACTGTGCTGAACGAGCAGGGCTACATGCACCTGGAGTTCAAGCTCAGTGAGAATCTCATGCTGTGCACAGGAACTGTGCTCATGCGCTGGGAACCGGTGTATGAATCCGTCCAACCCGAGTGATATGAATGTTTCACGTGAAACAATTGAGCCCCATGAGTAATGTTTCACGTGAAACAATTGCCCGCTGGTGTGAACTGTGTGACCACCCTGTTGAGTGGCACGTGGAGCCATGTACCAGCTGGTTGTGTGCATGTGTACGCACACATGTTTCACGTGAAACATCTGAGGAGGGTCAACATGAGTATCCCTGAAGAACTGGAACGGGAATACAATCGGCTGTTGAAAAAGTATCGACGCGCCGAGCGTGCCTGGCTGCGAGCCATCAGGAGTATCCCTGAGTATCAGGCGGAAGAACAGGCATCACAGGCCTGGGTCGAAGCCATGAGACGGCATTCACATCTGGATCATGAACAGCGTTCTGCTGCCACCAGATCAGAGAGAGAAGCTTTCGTTCAGGCAGCTGCTGAGTACCGTGCTGCTTGCAAGCTGGTACCCGAACGGGAACGGTATCGCGCTGCAGAAAGAGAGTATGGTCCAGTTGCATTCAAGATGAGTGTGGCCAGGGACCGGGAGCAGGGCATCGATGTAACTTATCGTGGCCCAGCGATCTTTGATTGGACATTCCCCGATGGTAAACAGGTAAAGGTACTCATGGTTCCCCCTGAAACAATTGTGAACTGGTGCTATCTTTGTAGTCATCCGGGTGAGTGGCACGTGGAACCCTGTACAACCAGCTTGTGTGAGTGTGTGCCCAATGATCTACCAGTGCAGACAATTGATGAGGAGGATGACATGACTTAAGCTAATCGGGTCCTTGTTTATTACATAAACAAGTCCAAGATCCTGGCTAGCAGATTTAAGTTAGCCTCATATATGTCCTGTGATAACTAATCACTGGATGCAGTACATTCCTGCAGTCATATGCTGCCTGAGTGTGGGCCTGTGTGAACCGTTCACTTGGTCCAGTTGATACCTGGAGGTGTCAGATGAGTAAGCAACCTGTAGTACCCATGGATATCCCCGTGTGGGATGGTATGGTTGATTGCTGGCAGGGTTACACTGCTGGTGCACTGGAGCGACAGGCCGCAGGTCAGCCCGTGCTCTACGGTGCGGGTCGTATTCATATCCACTGGGGGGTATTGTGGGGTTCCCGCCCACGTTTCTTCCAGCTGGAGCAGGTTACCAGTGCTCGTGGTTCTAACGACTGGACTCGCACACAGTGGGTTGATCTTGACCCCTGCCTGCCCAGTGCTTGGACTCCCGACAACTGGCAGACCATTCTTCCACTATACGATCTGTTGACCGAGCAGTGGGCTGTTATCGATGAGCACCTCACGCAGCAGGAATGGGTTGTTGAGCCCTTCAAGCTGCGCGATGGTACCAGCATTGATCGTGTGTGCAATCACCAGCGCATCACCCGCAGCCTTGCTCACCTGTTCGAGACACATCGAGTGCCAATGGAGGTACTGTAATGACCCAACAGATGCCCAGCCCAACAACTATTGATGAACTGTTGTGGCACCTGAGCAGAGATCATCCCTATCAGAACAAGCTGGACCTGCAGGCTGGCTTCAACGAACAGCAGATCTTTTTCACCTACAAGTTGAATCTGCGGGAGGAAGCACGAGAGCTGTGCGAGGATTATCCTGAATCACCCTGCAAGCAGTCCGGCGGGCACACCGATGAATGCCCGGGGCTTGACCTGGCTGTAGAAATGATGTTCACCATGCACGACATGGTTCATGGCATTACACATGAGCTGGACTACGCAGATATCCTGTGGATCAACAGCAACTTCGATGAGACCGTAGTACAGGTCAACGCTCACCACACCCACACCAGCACGGTTCCAGACACCCTGGAAGAACTGCTGGGCAACTGATGCAGCAGGGGTTTGGCAGTACACCTGCCTGACCTCAAGCATCACACCAACAACAGGAGACAACCAATGACTGATCAGAACATCTATCTGGCAACACTGCAGGGTGACTGTGAACCCGACCCCGTTGACTGGGGCCGTGCCAGCAACCTACTCAAGCACGAGCTGGGAGCCTTTGCCAGTGCGGCTGCTGCAAAACTTGCCATTACCAGTGCGGTTCCCGAGCTCACACGGTTCAGCAGCTGTGATGAGTGGGTTGAAACTCTTGACACCACCATCTGGCGGGTGAACCACCCGGATCCTCACGATCTGGCGGTGGGCTGGCCAGTTGACCCTGACACTGGTAAGCCACTGCCTGTAGAGGTTGTGAGCCCGGATGGTGAGGTCACGATTGATCGCAGCCCTCACATCTGGACCTGTCGATTTCACACCAACAGCATCAACACTGCCAGGGTCACTGATGAATGGGGCGATCTTGAGATCTGGTACGATGTGCGAGGTTACATCTACCTGTTCACCCTGCAACATGGAATCGCAGTGTAACAACTGTGATGCTGCCCAGTGACTACTAGAAAGGAACAGCGATGACAGAACTAGAAACCATCTGGGAGTTTGCTGACCGGCTCATGGCTGGCATGCAGATCCCCGAGAGCCGTCGCCGTGATCACGAGTGGATCTTACGCAATGCCGGGATCAACCGTGCCGACAGCCCAGATCTCTTGTCACTAGAGATGTGCATGCACGCTGTTCGCATCCTTGAATCAGAGCGCGGACCCTCAAACGAACAGATGCAGCTGATGATGGATTGCCTGCTTGGCGCACAGATTCCGCGGATCTGATTGAACTGACGCCGAAAAATTTTTTTATGCCCTGGCTACATGTATAGCCTGGGAATCAACCAACCCAACAAGGGAGAGCAACATGAGCAACAATGACACACTCTGCTACAGAGAGTACTACGATTGCCACTGTCACGGTCACGTACTGACTGTTGACATTGAAGCTTATGACAATGAGTTTTATGTGTCACTGGTGATGTACGAGCAGAGCTATCGAGATGCTGGACGCCTGGTTCGTGCCTGGCGTGCCTTGCGTGGTAAGGATCAGCTAGTGAGTGATTTCGTGCTTGACTCTATGAGTTCAGCAGCTCTTGCCAATCAGATCCAAGAAGCCCTGCGAATTGCCAACAGTAACAATGGCCTGACCGGTGAAGGTCTGGCCTACATCCACAAGTACCCTGACATCGAACCCATCTAGGAGACATATGCAGAGATACTTCTATCGATTCTTGCAGTTCTGGTTGGTATTGAGCCTGGTTGCAGTATGTTTGGACCTGGCTCACCGCAAGTATGTTAACGCTGCATGCTTGTGTCTGGCAACAATAGGGATGGGTTTTTTTACCTATCTGATGAAAGATGAGGAATAACATGAAAGCTGTTATCATCCGCGCCAACAACTCCCGTGAACTGGTTGAGTTCACCAAGGAGACCAGCTACGGCATGATCAAAGCTGCTGTTGATGGCATCTTTGACTGTGTTAGTCTGCCCAACTACGGGGTTGACATGTGGTGTAACGATGAGGGTCATATCATTGGCCTGGATCCCAACGAGTTCGCCTCGGATCTGTACCTCAAGCACTACCCCTGGTTGCTCAAAGGGCTCAGCCCCAGCATCTATCAGTACGCTATCCGTGGTGACGTGATCATCACCGGCATGGGTGATGAAGAGGGTTACACCATGGGCTTGACCGATCAGCAGGCTGAAATGCTGTTGAAGGGTGACGACAAATCCTTCTTCGAGCAGGGTCAAGAAGAAGTCCTGGAACGAGAGGAGTGCTGATGGTATACTAAGAGTTCACGGATTGTTCACCAACAATCTACCGAAAGGACAGAGAGTGAGATAGCCTATGACTATCAACTGGGGGCGTGTTTTTAATCGAGGATCATTCGTACTGATTGTGATGTGGGCTTGGATGAGCCTGGCTGGCAACAGCCCGGTAGCATCAAGCACAGATCATCCAACTACTACCAGTGAGGCAGTTGTTGTTGTCAGTAGTGTGGTTCACCACCCTGTTCCGCCCAGGTCATTGACCCGGTGGGACACACGCTCAACCGATCCACTTGCTAGTTGGCCCAGCAAGTATGACCCTATGTGGAGAGAACCATTCAGGGTACAGCTGGTGTTCGCATGCATCAGGTGGACAGAGTCACGCAACCACAGCACTGTCGTTGAACCGCACAGTCATGCTGGTGGTTGGTATCAGATCATGCCGCACGAATGGTGGTATGCCAGAAATAATATAGCTGGCTTACCTGCTAGTGCTGCACAAGCCACTGGAGATCAACAGAGTACCGTTGCTCTCTGGTACTATCACAGAAACCATGGCTTCAGACCAGAGTGGTCTGACGGCTGCAAGTAAGAGGAGAAATCCATGAGTAAGATCACCGACACCATCAAAAAGGTACAGGCCGCTACTGAAGCAGTGCTTGGCCGTGAGGTCAACACCGACGAGGTTCTCCAGACCATTGAAGCTATCGAGGTCTTGGTGAGTGCCAAAAAGCAGGCGGAGCAGCCTCAGCCTATCCCTACCACCTACGTGGTGACCAAGGGAATGCCTCAGCCTGCTGTTGTTGAGCCAGTGATTGAGCATCCAGTTGTCAAGAAGGCTAACAGGTCTCGAAACCGTTCTTACACCAATCCGGTCCGTATCATTGATTGGAAAGAACACCAGGAGTTTCTTGACCTGGTTCTCAACGGTCAGGTTCACGTGCTCAGCAACGACAGGCTGGCTGATGTCATGACCAACACCACTCAGTTTGCTACCAAGCTGCGCAAGGAAGCCAGCCTGCGTGGTTACAAGATGGTTAACATCTGGAATGACAAGAAGAAGCGCACGGTGCGCATCCACGCAGTCAAGTAGTACTGCGCAGTACCAGTAAATTTCAACGCATTGGAGCAGTGAGCCGCCTGTGCATTGAATCTGGTACCACTCCGGTACCAGTGGGGCACCACCCTTATATTATCCTGGAGGATAATCATGGCTGACAACAACACTCCCAACGAGTTGTTGCAAGAGTTCCTCGCTAACCCTTTGGGTATCAGCAAGGACACCGCTCAGGCAACTGAGCAAGCAGTGCCAGAATCCGTCTCGACGCACACCGCCGTGACGGCAGCCCCAACCACCCCTACCAAGGAGTACACCATGGAGCGCATCTCCTACAACCCCGACGACTTCGGCGGTATCCCCGAGCCCGAGTGCTGGCGTGACCTGCGTGACATCATGAACGCAGGTGTCAACAAGGTCTTCCTCTCAGGCCCCCCAGGAATCGGTAAGTCCTTCGCTGGCATGTACTTCGGTGATGTCAGCCGTGGTGTCGAGCGCATGAGCTGCACCGAGGACATGACCAGTGCCGACGTTGACGGCTTCATGGGCATCACCAAGGACGGCACCTTCGACTGGCGTTACGGTGCTGCTAGCCGTGCCTGGATCAACGGCAGCCGTCTCATCATCGATGAGATCGACAAGGCTGGTAGCGATGTGCTCGCCAAGCTGTTGGCGTTCACCGACTCAGCTATGTCAGCTCGGTTTGTGATCGTTGCCACCGGCGAGACCATCGTGCCTGCACCTGGTTTCTCCGTGGTGATGACCGCCAACATCACCAACATTGACGAGCTTGACTCGGACGCGCTCAAGGACCGTTTCCCTGCGCACATCCAGATCAACGCTCCTCACCCGTCAGCTCTCATGCAGTTCCCTGAGAGACAGCGGATGTTGGCTGCCACGCTGATCAGCTCTCGTGCTGGTAACCTCAACGGTTACAGTCAGCGTGTGTCGCTGCGCAAGTTCGAGTACTTCAACCAGCTTCTTGCTGACCCGGCATTCGACCTTGACCGTGCTGCTGCGCTTGCGTTCGGTCCTCAGCTTGCTGAGGAGATCGTCCGTCACCTGCGCCTCGGCCTGCTCAACACCGGCGAAGTCAGCTTCTAGTCATGGCTAGCGAATCTAACCCGCAAGAGCCTCGGATCACGCCACTACCCAACGTAGTTGCGTCATACCGTGAGGATCTTGACCCGTCACTGCAGTGGGAAGTTGTTCCCAGTGTAGGTGACTTCAACACCGGTGTAGACTTCGCTAAGGGAATTGTGTCTGTCCCCCTCTCGGGGGACGACCATTCCCGGCTGGTTCGGCTGCGTGAGATGGTGCGTCTTCGTATCGCACCCACTGACGACAAGCTGTTCAAGCACATTGCAAGTAAGCATGGGGGTATCGTTACTGAGCACACGCTACGGCTTGCTGACCTCGGTCGTATCAACGCTGTCACTCGTCAGTATGCTGAAGCATTCGAGATTCCAATCGAGCCTGACGGCAGCGAGAAAGTTCTTGGCAAGCGGTTGGCTACCACCAACACGCCTCAAGCCTGGAACAAGTGCGTCGAGTTCACCGCTCAATACTTTGGCACCAAGGCGTTCGACAGCTTTGCTTCTGGCGTGCGCAGTGTCAACAGTGACTGGAGCAGTGGCTTGCGCAAGCTAGCCAAGGAGCTCAGTAGCTCATTCGATGACGACGTTGAGTCCATCGGTAACACTAAGCGTTTGAACTACGGGGATGATGTCTACGGTCCTAGTGGTTTCAATCACTCAGTGTACGCAGCCAGTAGTATTGCCAACTACATGGCTGATGGTTATCGTGCTCCGCAACAGATCCGTCAGGAACTTGCTGAGAGCGAGGACAACCGTGCTAAGAACTACGGTGAACAGGATCCGGAAGAGATCCTGCGTGGTTACGAGCGCATTGATCCCGAGAGCCAGCTTGACACCAGTGACCTGCCTGATGACTTTGAGTTCATAACAGATCCTGATGAAGATGAAGACAGCGGCGACATATTCGGCCCTCTCATCTTCAATCACGAGCTGCCTCTCACCGTCGAGGTCAAGGGCTACATGGCACGCAAGCGCCGCGCCAACATCATTGGTCGCAGCATTGTGTACCCCAGCCGTCGTTACACTGACCCTGAGATGCGCATGTTTGCTAACAAGATGCGTACAAAGGGTGGTATCTACCTGCTGGATGTCAGTGGTAGTATGCACGTGGATCAGGATGACATTGAGGCTATCGTTGATGTTGCGCCTGCAGCTCTCATCATGGCTTACAGTGATCCTGACAACGGCGGCGGCCTGCCAAATGCACACATCCTGGCCAAGCGTGGCTGGCGTGTTAAGGGCTTCAAGGACGTGCAGCGTGGTGGCAACGGTGTCGATGGCACTGCTCTTACCTGGGCTATCCGTCACAAGAAGCCTGGCGAGGACATCGTCTGGGTTACTGACGGCCAGGTGTTCGGCATCCAGGGTTACGGTGGTCACGACCTGTCCATCCAGTGTGCCAAGCTGGTCAAGAAGCACCGGATCATCATGATCCCCAGCATGCGCGAGGCCATCGCTGCTTGCAGGACTGGTAAGCCAATGCGTCAGTTCAACAAGCCATCTGGTCGCGTGCGCGACGCCCTGCTCGGCAAGTACTAACAACCAGTACCCAGTGGGCCTGCAGCAATAACTGTTGGCTCACTGGGTACACAACCCGAAAGGTAACATCATGACCACAAGCAAGCAAGACTTCATTCGCATTGCTCAGGAAAAGATCGATGCTCACACTGACATCGAACAGCTGCGTGACTTGACAACCAAGTTGGTTACGCTGCTCGGTATTCAGGATGAGATGATCGAAGCCAACGACAAGGTTGTTACTCAGCTCAATAACCTGATCGACATGCAGAATACCATGATCAACAAGATGATTGGTCTGTGTGAGAGTTACGATGTTCCATTGCCTGACAGCACACGGAACATTGCTAAGATGATCGCAGATCGTCCCAAGCAACCACAGCATTGAGGTCAAGTGTCTTTGAGCCCAGACACTCACAAAACATGGCTCACACTCACCATCAGGGGAAGCTGATGGAGGTATCCAATACCTACGTACAACATTGGGGCATCTTGTGGCCGGTACAAGAAGGTGTGATCCTTTCTCACTAATACTTCCTAGTTGGTATGATACAAAGGAACTAGGGTCGCTCTGAGCATAGCGACTGGAATCCTGCTTGAGGTTATGCATCATTCGTTTGGTGCATAACCCCTGCTGTATCAGCTAGGCAACCAATATGCCCGCAAGTATGGGTTATCACAACCATCGACGCCGCTCTACGGCTCTGCCTAGTTGTTACACACTCAACACCAGGGGAAGCTGGTGTAGGCTAACTGTTCCTTTATACAGATCCCAGCGGAGGGTGAGAAGCTAATCTTGTCAGTTGGATGAGACATGAGAACTGACTAGGTGCTGGGCATCACCGAAGATAAACTGCCCACCCCTACAACCAGGAGGTTAGCAATGGCTGATGACTTCAGCGACCTTAACCTTGACATGGATGAAGCCTTTACTGTTCGCACACAGTTTGGCATTCACCTTGGCAAGCTCAAGGATTGGATTGTTATGATGGGTCAGTTGCCCATGGCAATTAACGACATGATGGGTGGATGCATGAAAGATGGCATCGATGGCATGAAGCCATGGACCAATGAAGAAGTTGTGTCTACCTTCTCAGACATGTATGACAATCTTACCAGAGGACTCGAGGTGCTTGCTGCGATGCTTCAGCAGTCAGCCGTCGATCTGTACGGTGAACCATTCTCAACCGATTCATTTGTGATCCCTGCCCTTGGCATTGGTCTCACAGTGGGTGGGCTTGAGCTCAGCGTCGACATGGACATCGACAAGGCTATCAATGATCTGCCTGAGGAAGTTCGTGACGCTGCAATTCGTGCACTCCGTGATGTGGTTGGCGATGATCGCCTGCCAGAGGAGTTTCGCGAGCGTATCCAACAGTTCCTTCGAGAGCAAGGAGAGTAACAATGGAAGAGATGAACCAAGAGCAGTTCGAGCAGATGCTTGGGTCTGAGTCAATTGATCATATGCAGTACATCGATCTGTTTGAACAATCACGCAAGCATGTCACCATGGATGCCGTGGTTGGACTCATGCTGCTTCGTACCATTCACGATCTCAATGATCTGTTTGATAAAATGGGTAAAGAGAAAGGGCTGGACATACTTGAAAGATTGCTGCGAGCGATCACTGCGATGCACATGTCAGTGAGCAAAGACTTTGCTAGCAATGTGATCACAGAACACTTCAAGTATCTAAATCAGAATGAGATTACTGTGGAAGACATGCTGCGACCTGGTGATCGTGAGCTGATCAACAGTGAGTTCAAGCGGCTCCTAGGCTGGGATGCCATGGCACTGTTTGACATGTTGATGGAAGAATCAGACGAGGAGGAAGAATAGTATGAGACTGGTAGGTTGGCGTAGGGTAGATGACGGTTGGACAACACGTACCAACCGCATCTTCAACTACACTACACGCAAGCGTGATAGTGTTGACATTGCTTTCTACTTACAAGAGGGCAATGAACTGGGTTTGCGCATCAAGTATCCTGTGCTCAATGTTGTTGGCATCAAAAATGACAGGATCAATCGCAATGATATCTTGATGAGTATCAATTGCAGAAGCAGTTGGCATGCTAAGGAACTGGTTGATTGCATGATGATGCTGGCTGTCCAACTTCAGACTAATGGCATTTCGGAAGAAGATGTCAGAAAGTGGGTGAATGTTCAACTCAAGTTGATGGATACTAGTATCAGTCATAGGGACAGGGAGCCAGCAGAATCCATTAATGCTACGCATAATCGTCGCTACTCAAGAACCTTCTAGGAGGAACACATGACTACAAGCATTGACAAGGATTTGATCAGGCCTCTGCTTGATTACAATCCTGGAGACTGGCGGGATCAAGCAGCCTGCAAAAACATGGACACAAATCTGTTCTTCACCGATACTGGTGATGGCGGTCAGGACCTGGACAAGATGCGCATTGCCCTGGAAGCCTGCCGCAACTGCCCTGTTGTAGCAGAGTGTTTGAAGTTTGGTCAGTCCAATGATCTCAGGTATGGTATCTACGGTGGTCACCGTCGTACCCGCCGTGGTCAGTGGGTCAGCCTGATCTAATAACAACAATCAAGATCCCTGAGTCAGTGAGCCTCTGGGTATCTGTGCAGTACCAGATGAAAGGAAAATCATGAACACACTGTTGCCACTCGTGGACCAGCTCATTGCTTATGAGTCTGGTGAACTCGAGTTCTCAGATACTATCAAACTGTTTCAAGAGTTGATCGATACCGGTCACGCTTGGACCCTACAAGGTCACTACGGTCGTACAGCCATGCGACTGATTGAAGATGGGCTTTGCCATCACCCAGTGCAAGAAGAGGAAGAGTAACATGACATACCGTACAGCTATATACATCGAAGCAGACACCAGTCAGTTCTGGTGTGAAGCTTGCGTGAACCAGCGTGAGCAAAGTAATGTAGATGCGGATGGCTATCCAGTCGATGAATTGTTCTGGACCATCGGTTATCTTACCAACGGTGACAGCATCAACTGCACCCAGTGTGAAAGTGTGGTTGTAGATGAACTCCTCAGCTGATAGCAAAACCTGCCCGTTGTGCGGTTTAGAATACTCTGGGACTGGCGCCCTGAGTAGAACCGATAACACCACAGAGATCTGTAGCATCTGTGGTGTTGAGCAAGGGCTCAAGAGTTTCATCATGAACTACAAAGGAGAGCGATGAAAAACAAATACAAGCTCAAGCGTGCATACCTGTACAAGGTAACTGACCGACGCTTTCTGTTGCCATGCCTGCGCAAGTATGACAATGATGGTTGGGTACTGGATGGCGTACTGTTTGGATGGTGCTTTGTATACAACTTCAGAGGTGGATACGATGATCATCGATAATAAGTTTAGAGTCGGAGACAAGGTACGGATCATTGGTGAACCTGATTGGGGTACCTTTACCGTGACGCAAGTAGATACTGTGTGCACCATTATTGATTCTGTAGGCGTTGATGATGTTATGCTTGCGCATCAGCTGGCGTTCGCACCAGTATGTGGTCACATTGATGGTGGAGAAATCCTTGATCCTGATGAAGGTACTAACATCTGGGTGAATTTCAAATACTGTCCAGAGTGTGGAGAGGCAATATAATGGGATACTACTCTGAAAGAACCTGCCCTGAATGTCTGAGCATACCCTGCGCCTGGTACTGTGGTGTTGAGTGCGAGTGCTCTGATGGCAATGAAGGAATTGATCACGATGAATGCACCGACGATGAGTGCGAGTGCCGACTACACGGAGATGGAGAATGAATCAGTATTCAAGAGACGCACTGCGTCGTGAGCATCATCTGTTTGTCTATGAAGACAGGATGACAGGTGATGATGTAGAAGCCTGCGATGTATGTGGTGATGGCTATCCCTGCGATGTTATCTTTGTACTGGATGCTTGGGAGGCAGAGAAGCCACAAGAGAATGAGTCAGCACCCAAGTACTATCGTTGGGATGATGCCAAGCAGCTTACCGGCATTATGCCTGTGTTTGAAGCATACGAACGTGGTGAGCCAATCAATTTGGGCAACGGCGCAACACTTGTGAAGTGCGACCACGCCGACTGGACCAGCAATGCCTATTCTGAAGACATCTACGCTGACATGGGTTATCGCTACTGCCCCAAGTGTGGAGAGAAACTATGAACAACATCATCAGAAACAAGCCCTACTACAAGGGTGTCACAAAAGACCTGAAGTCACCAACACAGGCCAACAAACTTACCTACACGCCGGGAACGATTGTCGAAGCCGATGACCTCAACCTTGACCCAGACAAGGACTGCGGTGCAGGTATCAACTTCTGCTCAACCCTTGCCGGTGCGTTGAGGTGGGCTAGGTGTGGAACTGTGGTCACAGTGACGGTGCCGGACGGTGAACCCATCGTGGACACTGGCGACAAGTTGCGAGCCAAGCGAGTTCTCGTTGGCGAAGTGGTGAGCCTCAGTGGCGCATACCTCGTTGGCGCAGACCTCACGGACGCAGACCTCAGGGACGCAGACCTCAGTGGCGCAGACCTCACGGACGCAAACCTCAGGGACGCATACCTCACGGTCGCAGACCTCACGGACGCAAACCTCTGGGACGCAAACCTCGTTGGCGCATACCTCAGGGACGCAGACCTCAGGAACGCACGTGGCAACGACCGCACCATTCTTCCTAAGGGCTACAAGGTTGTAGATGGCTATGTCGTGAGGGAGGCAGAGTGATGAACCAGCAAGAGCGAGATGCCCTGCGAGAGAAACACCGTTGCCTTGAGAGCAAGGTTGGCCCGTGGTGTCGTTCCTGTATGCACGGTTGGCCCTGCGACACCATCCACGCACTCAACCTCTACGACGACCTCGTGGACAACGCTCGGTTCATGCTCAAAGAGGTCACGCCTAGCGAATACGGTTCCGCCTACGCACACGGCTACCGAGTGGCACTCCAAGAC